CCGATGGGTAATTGTTCTCTGTGCCATCCCCCCAGTAAACCTTTACTCTGCCCCCATTCAATGCTCTTTGTATTGTTATAGACGGGCTCGGTGACTGTGTTATGTACGTTTCGATGGGTAAGTCCCATATCTCCCCCAACCAATCCTGAATACTGATACTCCCATTCACAGGAAAATTAAACTTTGCTTGTCCTGTTTGTGTGTACCAAAGTGCAGCCTCTGTTTGCAGACTTGTTGAACCTGTGCCGCCTCGTTCGTCCCTTATATCTTGCAATGAGATTGGAGGAGTTGAGGGGAGTTGTGCGTATAGGTTTAGCGATATTAACGCGAATAATATAAATAATAATCTTTTCATTTTTTATTTACATTTAAGGTTAATATTCCCATACCTGCCATAATTGATAGTAATAATAAGCAGAAAGCGATTATCGCCTTTTTTATTTTATTATCCTCATGGCTTTTATAATCTTCCCCACTCCATGCCGAAAGGTAAATACTGCTATTTGCAGATAGGTTGAATTTCTCCTTTCCTGTTTTGGCATACCATAACTCGGCTTCTTTTTCTAAACTTGTTGAACCCTCGCCTCCTCGCATATCTCTTATTTCAAGTAATGAAATTGGAGGCGATGATTGTAATTGACAAAATCCTGTAATACATGATAATAAAAAGGCAAATGTGATAATTGTTTTTTTCATTATTGCTGTTTTTTAGTTTTGAAAATTAAAGTATCAAGTTCTTTAGAGGTTATTAACTGGTTAATCATTTTAACACTCTCTTGCAAGCTCTTTATATCGTCTCTTAGCTGCTTATTTTCTTTTTCGAGTTTAGTGTTTAACTCCTTTATTCCCTGAACTGCTAAAACAGCCCCCATCTTTCCGTAATCTAAAGATAGCCAACCCTCGCCGTCTTCATGTACCCATTCAGGGAATGAAGCCTGTACTTCTTGGGCTGAAAAACCGAAATTAGTTTTTTCGCTCAAAGTAGTATCTTTCATTGTATAAGCAATTGGGCTTAGGCTTATAATATGTGGTAAATAGTTATTATTAAGGTAATATTTTAAGTTCTTTTTTCTAATATCTGAGGTTGAAGTAATGTCACCTGTTGCGGTTATTGTTCCTGTAACGGCTATTCCGGCGCTTGTAGTTGCAAGATTTACCGCTCCATCGTCCCATAGAGTTACGTGTCCGTCTCTTGAATATAATGCTAAATCATTATCACTTCCTGCATCAATAGCATTCCTAGAGCCTATTAGCCATTTATTGGCTGCACTCGTATTGCCTATTAATAGACCTGAGTTCAATGATTGATTCATTGAAATGTTACCAGTTGCGGTTATTGCACCCGATACATCTAAAGCTACTGAGGGACTTAGTACACCAATGCCGATAAACCCATTCCCTCTCAAAACTAATTGATTATTATTATAAACACCAGTTGTACCCGTACTAGTTTCTATATTTAGATAGTTACTATTTCGAACTATAGAGTGGCTAGATCGCATTCTATGATTTACGGTAGTCGCAAAACCAGTAGGAGCAAATAAAATATTGTCTGCTAATATCCCATCTATTCCACCTGATTCTAACTTCTGAATTCCTGTAACGGCTAAACCAGTGCTGGTAGTTTCTGCTTTTTTTAAGTTATTGTAATATAATTCAGTCCCTCCATCTTCAATAGCTTTAATTGAAGTTTCTAAGCCGTATTCTATTTTAAAAGAATTACTGCTGTGCGAGAGATTCCAAGATACGCCAGAACCATCATTAAATGATAAAAGAGGAAGAAACGCATTTGTTAATTTTAGTTCTTGGTCGCAACTAATATCACCATTTACGGCAAATGTACTGCCGTTGTAAGTCATACCGCTCTCACCATTTAATCCTGTTGCCGATGTTGAAGTGACAATCCTGTTGTCAACCCCATTTACCATTGTTAGAATGGTAGGTTTATTAGTTAAATTAGCGTAATTAAGGTAATAACTGCCTTCTTGTCCATCAAACGTACCTGTCCAATCAAGATTTCTATTTGTCGGCTGATTATCTGCTAAAACACCGCTTAATCCTGCTACATTAATTTCATCTGCTCCGTTGTTTTGGTGAGTTGTTGCGTGAACTGTTGGGGATACACTGAAATCTATCCAATTTGAACCATTGTAATTGTAAAATGTAGCTAAATTATTTACAAATGCAGCAAATCCATTTAAGGAAACAGCTTCTATCCAGACCAAATCATTATCTTTCCACTCATAAATATTATTTATAATCCAACCGTTTGCGGTTGCTGTCGAAATATACCTATCGCCATCATTAGGCGTTGTTGGCAAACCTCCTGTTGGATTAAAGAAGTTGATAACAATACCTTGCCATGATAAACCCATTTCTGCATCCCAAATATTGCCTAAATTAGCTGCCTGTTCCCGAAGCGTAGCACTAGGTACTAACGGAGAGGTCGTATAAGTCCATTGTGCAGATATTGTTTCTATTCCATTCTTTTTTGGATAGTTAGATAAATTTGTTTGATCGGTAGAGGTGACAAAGTTTTTCCATGCACTATTTTCATAAGTCTGTATTTTACTTAAATCTGTATCATATCTGATTTGACCATTTACAGGCGTTGGGCGTTGTGCTGTCGTGCCAGAGGCTACTTTAACTGCACCTGTTCCGTTAACTGTTAAATTTCCTGAAATAGTTTGGTTCGTAGTAAAAGTATTTGCAAAGTCAGTTCTTGCAATATTCGTTACTGTCGTTCCAGTACCGCCGGAGATAGTGAGATTTATGCTATTATTTAACTTAGAGTTATTTAAACTCTGCAATTCATTTAAACTATTATTGTCATTATCTGCAACATTTACAACTGCACTTGTTCCTGTGCCTCCTGTACCTACTGTAACATTCTCACCTACTTTATTAGCTGTTAGAACAATATTGTAATTTGGCGAGGCTAAATCAACTCCATTAACGCTCGTTACTACATTGTCAAATATCAAACCATCAGGCGTACTGTTCACTACTACTCCTTTTCCCGCCGAACTTGTGTAAACTGTTGGGGTGTCGTAATCGTCGAGAAATGAACCTCCACCCGCACCTCCTGCTCCACTGCCTGAAACGCCAGAGAATCGCCAATCTATAAAATCAACTAAATTGCCTGATTGATCTAAGCTTTGAACTGTTCTTGCATTAACTAAATTTGTGTAATTATCTCTTGTCTCATATATTATAGTAGCAACAGGAGCTAATTCTTTTATAGGAAATTGAGAGAAAACTAAATTTTTTATCTCCGTTACTGCACCTGTTCTTGCTGCTGTTATTGTAGCGTATTGACTTTGCCCCATAACAACACCAGTTCTGTATTGGCTTCTGGTATTAGACGTAAATAGATGACACAATGTATAATATCCGTTTGTGCATTCTGTTAACTGCCAAACGCCACCTACGTTTTGATTGTATGCCAAACGTCCAGTCCCTGTTGTGAATACTGGAAAACCTATTACATTTTCTAACCGCCAGTTTGATACTCCCGTTCTATAAAAAACATCATATCCTATTGTACTTGCTACCGCAGGAACTGAAGTTATTATATCTTGATTCCTTATTATTCCTGCACCGTTTCCAAATTGAGCATCTGCATTAACATTTCCCGTGCCACCGGTAGATATGTTAGTAATGTTAATACCCTCTAGTACCGTACATTTATGTAAGTCCCAGAATGTAGCCCACGTATTACCATTCATATCAAATGTATGTTGCATGTCATTAGCAAAAACAATGCTGTCATTTTGAGCATCCCAATAATGCCTGCCTATTCCTGCTTTAGTAGAATATATTTCTCTAACTTGTGACGTTGTACGATTATGTTCTATTTTTAATTCTCCTTTGTCAAAATAAATGTCGAAAGTACCCTCAATATCTGCCCATGTTTCGCTTACTGTTCCAAATTCATATTTAACTCCATCTTCATAAATATAGTCTGTATCACCTGTCGGGTCAACTGTTACTGTTCTTGTGATTGGATTTAAAGTTACTATACTATTGCTTGTTGAAGCCCAGCCTCTTGGGCTGATAGTTTCTGCGGTATATTCATTAATATATGGGTCAACATTTATAACCCCACTTATAGCATCAACCACACCCACAGCACCCATTAGAATGATAAAATTTCCATTTGACGGTAATGTATTTGTTACTCCTCCTGCTTCTGTTGGACTCAAATAAATTTTACCACCTGATAATAAAGACGTATTTATACTATCTAAAACACCACGAAGCATAACCCATCCTTCCTCTCCGTTTAGTATCGTATTTTTAGCAAATCCAACTGGTCGAGACTTTTCATAATCACTTGATAACGCTAAATCTATTGTTGTAAATCCACCACTTGAACCAGTTGGATAAACAGCTTTACCTTTATTTATTGTGCTTCCTGAATTATTTATAACTCTTATAGATAATTCCCCAACTGTGCGAAATTCTAAATTCTCTACTCTGTCAAAGAAAACCATCTCTGCTCTTAAATAATCGTACCATAAACGAGCCTGTTTATATACAGGATTATCTTCATTCACTTGGAAATCAACAAACGGAACGTCCCCGACAACAACATTATCTTCTAAGTATTTTTTTGTTACCACATCTTGATCGTCCACAGGGTCAAGAACATTTTTAACAGGATTTCCATTCATGTCTAATTGGACACTTCCATCTTCTCCTATCGAAGCTTTGCCGTATATTCGCAATTCATCACCAGAAACACTTTGAGATTGCACGAAATACGGCAATATCAAAAGAAATAATAATGCTAATTTTTTCATCTTATTGTTGTTTATTTAGTATTGTTTGTAATATAACTGTTGCAGATGCGCCAACTCCTGATATATCAATATATACTGTAAACGAAGCATCTTGATCTATTAAGTTAACGTAGTTTCGTGCAATGTTTTTTATTGGATTAGCCGTATTGATAGTTTCTGTTCTCATTAATTCATTTCCACCAGGTGTAATTCCTATTGTAATATCAGCACTTGTACCTTGTTCTAAAGCAAGCGTTATTTGATTTAATGAATAACCACCATCCACTGTGAGCTGTTGCGAGCCACTAGCATTAATCACTTGTTTTATTCCTACACTTGCCATTTCGTTTTCATTTGTTATTGTGAAACCTCTATCATCTGAATTGATACCGACAACAAATTTTTGAGTAAGTGCCATTGTCAGTACACTGCCGTTATAATTTCCAAAATATTCGTTTTCTCCGTTTTCTTCACTTACATAAAACTCATCGTTTATAGAGAAAAAGTCAAGTGCTGCAAGCTCATTTACTTTTAATGCTAAATGAACTGGTATATCGTCTGTTTTTAACTCATAAATCCTTTGTGAAATCTGCTCTAATTTAGCTAAGTTTCCCAAATTATCGTAAACATCAATCTCTCCGCCCGGCTGTTGTTTTCTATTTGTGCCGGGAATCCACATTTTAACTTCAAAAGGATTGCCTGTTATCCTATCTTCTCCCCAATAAACATAGTCGCTATCTGTATTTGATGCAACGATTCTAATGTGATTTGGTATATATTGATATTCCTTTTTAGTTCCATCTGCATGTGCGTATCTGTAACCCGTAATTCCCTTGGTTATCTCAAAAGGCTCTGAATTGAAATATTTGTTTTCTTCGCCTGATTTAATCCCTTTTACAGCTACCGAATATTTACCCTCTGGACGTCCAACGATTGAAAACTCATAATAACTATAAACTTCAAATGTTATTTTATCTACTGATTGTTTTACCAATGAAACAGTAAGCTCTGTTTTTGTTCCTGACGAATCAATTAAATACGCTTCAATTGTATCATAATCTGAAAACAATTGAGTTATTATTGTTTCAGATGTAAGGAATTTTTGTACATAATTCTCATTTACGATTCCGTTGAAATCTTCATCGCATGATAACGTGTTGACAAAATTTGGCAACAAATTATTTACTTCTTTGTATGTAATGCCGTTTAAAGGGCTAATGATTAATGTTGCCTTTGCCATTAGTATTTTAGTATTTTGTATTTGAAATCTAAAACTTGTGTAGTTGGGCTTACCTCTCTGAGCAATAGGTTAAACCCTGTTGTTGTCATGCCCCTGACCATCCATATCACATCGTTGTCATCGTCCCAATTAGTTCCCTTACTAATCAAATGACCAACTACAATGTAATCATTTGTTGAAATTGCAGAAGGGAATGTTATTGGGATATTTGAATCTACGGATATATCAGGAATGCTAACAACACCTTTTGTTAGATAAACCCCTGCTATTTCGTCATCAACATACTTTTTTGTAGCGGGATGATAATTTTGCGATGGAGTGTAACTGGCAAGGTTATTCTTTGCAAGGTAATTATTCAGCAACGAGTTTATTTCACCTTTTGTGTACGCATCTAAATTAGATGTTACAAAATTAGCAAATTGAGGCAATGTCATATTTTCTGATAATGCCCCTGCCTCACCTATGGCTATTCGCCTTGTCAATGGTGGCGTTGCGTTTAAGCTTAAATCAAATAAAAGCCTGTCCTGTGCGTTTAGAGAAAATGCAAACAATAATGTTACGAGTATTGAAATAAATGTCCTTTTCATGTTTTCTTATTTTTAGATTATAAATTTAGCTCCGTCATTATCAATAAAATTAGCTCCGTCATCGTCAATTGCGAATGCTGGCTCAACTATTTGCACATATTTAGAGATTTTCCGTATTTCAAAATTTGATTTTTCATTAAATTTCCCTGATTTGAATTCATCTATCCATCCATAGCTATATGGTTCATTTGTATTTTCTCTGTAACCTACCAGTGCTAATTTTTTAGGTTTTCCATCTCCAAAGTTACTGTTTAGCTCAATTCTTTGTTGTGCTGTCAAAACAGTATCAAAACTGTCTCTTTCTATTTGCCACAATGGTTTATCAAGTTCATTTATTAAAATATCTGAACTCTCCGCAACTGGTTTATCTTCATTTGTTTTCTTTGATACTAAGGTACTTATTTTATCAGAATTAGCGAAAACAAGACTTGTGTTTAACTTACCATCAAGTGCTGCTCTTAACCTGAACCCATGCCTATTTCTTGATCTGGCAGGTGACAAATTGATGTTGTAGGAATCATTTGCGTTAACAATACCTGTAATTGAAGAAAAACCCTCTGTTGTTCTTGCTTTAAGCCTTGCAGAGCCGCTTAAATATATATCGTCAATAACATACTTGTTAACCCCGAGCTGATTGTTTAAAAACGTTGTATCAAAAGCAATTGTTATTCTCTCTATGTTATTAAGCTTTTCTTTTGCTGATATTTCAAATTTGTTAAAAGATTGTAAGTTTTGTTCTTTAACTCCTTTTATTGGAGTAACAGGGAAATCTAACTGCCCATCTACCCAATCGCCATATTGATTTAACGATTTAAAACTACCATCGTTCAATCTTGCTGTTATTTGAAATCTTGGCGTTAATGTTAGTTCGTTTTCGCTTATTAACGCATAAGAAAATGACATTACAGGCTCATCAACAACTTGTAATATTTGATATATGTACTCATTTTCGGTGTTATTTTGAGGAATTACAAATCTGTTACTGCCTAATATGTTTTTAGTTATAACTCCTGATGTAATATTCCAATCAGATAAACCTTGCTCTGCATCTCCGTTCGCGACTGCGTTTCCTCCTATATTATCAACAACCTCAATTAAATAATTTATAGAATCGTATTTTGAGTCAGTCGTTGGATTATCTTTTTTGGTTATTTTTCTGGCTTCATTTATTGAGGTGTTGGATGCAGAATATTTTGTTACTAAATTCTCTTTTTTCTTGTCAGATTCAATGGCATTAGTCCATGTTGATTTTGTGTTGTAATCATACATGCCATCTCTTTTTTCGTCAGTTTCAGACTTTGAAAATCCTATTTCTGCTTCGTTGTGTATTAAATCTTTGTTGTAATCGGTCTTTATATTAGTAGCATTATCTATTAATATAGAAACTCTTTTGTCGTAGAAATATGGTAGTTCCTCAATTCTTATAACCTTTTCGCCATCAATAGTCTCAATACCCATACCAATAGGGCGAATTGAATTAATTGCATCGAAAGAATCACCAAGGCTAACAGATAGCGGAGAAATAGGTTCATCAATTCCTGTGCTTTTTGTCATTGAGAAGTCACGAATCAAACCACCATTTGTAAACGCTAAAAGCCCTGCCTCTTGTGTGTATGGATATTTTCGTGGCTCTGAATCTTTTCGTCCAAATAAATCAGAATAAAAAGGATTATTTCCAGATGTTATCTTTTGTCCGATCCTTGAAAATAATTCATGAACCATCATTGACTGAATATTCTTACTTGGCACGAAATCCGATTGAGTTCTAAATGAGAAGTCAAGAATTAAACCTTGATTTATTCTGGCAATCTTGTTTAATAAACCAGATGTTAGCGCATTAAATATTCCAAACTGTATGTAATTACCTGTTTCAATTATCTCAGATATATTTATATCTGCACTTATTGAATAAATTCCAAATATTACGCCTAAATCGCTGAATGCACCTAAATATGTTTTAATAAGTGGTATGTTTATTTCTCTTACTATTGTATCTGATGTTGAATTTATTACATATAATTTTAATGTTACATCCAAAGGGTCTAATTGGAAAATAGATATTGTACCATTAATAGAACCGCTAACATCTATCTCTACTGAAACACCTGTTGAATTTACATAGAATGCTCCCTGAATATCTTTGAATGAGTTATCATTAGTCTTTACAGGTGTGTTTTGATCTGTAAAATCAGTATTCGTTAAATTTAATACAGGTATAACAGGATTAAATATAGTTTCTATTACTTGAGATTCATAAGACTGTGATTTATCAGATTCAAATGTAGAATTAAAGAAATCGATACGGCTAGGTAATGTTATTAAATTGCCTTCATTTGCGAACCCTATTATTGTTTTTCCATCAAGTGATTTATAATTTTCTTCTGGTGTTTTCTTTGTTACGATAACAGGCAGACTATCTCTATTTATTACCTTGTTTTCAAAACTGCTGTCTGAAATAGCAACGGTATATTTTAACCGATCAACATCCTTGCTTAAAATATCGACTATCCCTCTGAAAACCTCGTAATAGGTTATATTAATACTATCCCATTGGTATATTGTTAGTATTATTTCTGCTTCAAATCCTTGTTCTGATACTACCTTTTCAATAAATGCCTTTCCCTCTTTTACAAATCCTAATTTATCAATGGCATTTTTTCTGAATATACCAGAATATTTGCCAGATCTGCTAAATGTGTAACCTGCTTTTTCCCATCCGTCAGGTGCATGGTATAATTCTAATTGCCCCTCACTGGTATTATAGAGAGTCATTTTTAGCCCCGTTAGAGTGTTTTGAAATTTATCTATCATAGTATTATGACTTCATGCTATCTAAAAAAGATTGATGTTCCCTTTGTTTTCTTCTGCCCCTTGTAGTGTACGTAACGTCATCAATGCGTTTTGAGCTATTAGTTTTCTTTGATACTTTTATAAGCTTTTGCAAATCATATCTTATGCCATTATCGCTAAACTCAAAGCCTCTTTGCATTCCCAATTCTGCTAACATTCGTTGAGTTTCAGCATGTGGTATAACTTGGTGGTTAGGCTTATTAGAATATAGCGTAGGTTTATCGGGCGTTAAGAACATTTGACCAGATGGTGTTATTACTGCCTCGCTTCCTGCCTCTCCTGCTATCCATGATCCGCTAGGTGTAGAATCTGTACCTTTTGCAAACTTAGGTATTGGAGTTGCTAAAATAATCCCTGCCTGTATTGCTCCTGCGGCTATTGCTGTGAGTTGTGCTATTGTTCCGAAAACTCCTGTTTGCGCCCAAATTTTGGCTACTGCAACTGCCGTATCAATAGCAACACTTATGAGTGCAGCTGATTTATCCGCCTTAGCCTGTTTCGTCTTTAAGGCTGCTGCTTTTCTATCTGCTTCATCATCAATCTTCTCCTTATTCTTAGCTGCTTTATCGTTGATTTCATTTCTTCTTGCTGCTGCCTGATCTTCATTTATTAACCCTAAATCAAGTTTGTCCTGAACAGCTTGTAAATCTTCTTGTTGCTCAGTGTTGAGCCTTTCCAAATCTTCATCTCGTTGTTCTGATAACTTTTCGAGTTCTTCGTCTCTGCGTTGTGCCGATGCTTCAAATAGAACATCCGAAATGCCTTGTGCTGCTTGTGCTGTTAAATCTATCGCTGCATCTCGTATTAATTTTTGATTTTCTTTTCTTTCTTTTGCTTCCTCATCTGATATAAATTTCCTTGCATCGGCACCATCCTGTGTTGCTTTTGTTACATCTTTTTCAAATTGTATAGCAGAATCTAGTCTTTCTTTTGCATTCCTTTCTTGATTGTCTGTGACTATTTTTTCAAACCCTTCAATTTCTATGGCTTGTTTAGCTTTTTCCTTTTTTAAATTTACAGCTGATTTTTTACGATCTTTTTCAATCTCTTTATTTGCTTCTCTTTCGAGTGCCTTTCTTTGTTTTAATTGTTCCTCTATTAATGGAAGTATTAAATCAGCATTACGCTTCATTTCACCCGAAGTAAATGAACTAAAAGAAGTTTGAAGTTTTTTAAGGTCTTCGACACTTTTATTTTCTATGTCAAATCTTTTGGCTAAATCATTTTGTTGGTTTTTTAATTCTTCTTCATTTAATCTTTCAAGTTCATTATTAAGAGCATCTTTTAAAGATAGCCTTTCGTTATAAGCTAATCTTAGTCCTCTTTTTTCTGTTATAGATGCTGTATTTTGTTTCTGTGTTAATATTTCAAGCTCTTTATCTAACTGCTCCTTTTGATTTCTTATGAAATCAGCAGTTAATTTACCTTGTTCTTTCCATGAATCAAAAACTTTTCCTGCCCCTTCTTTTGATGCTTTCAATATATCATCACCTGTGAAAAAATTAATAACACCAGTTAAGCTTCTTAAAACATCTGCAATAACACCATCGCTTTCCTTTAATTTAAGTATTAATCCACTCCATGCAGAGCCAAGTCCAACGGCTGCTTTTTCTGCATTATCCATTCGTGTTTCAACCATTGTATTCAACTCATCATTGACGTCAATAAGACTATTTCTTAGTGTTCTTGCATCCTCTGCGCTTGCAACAAATTGACTAAATGCAGCTACTGTTTTAACGGTAGTCAATTCAAGTGTTTCGCCCAAATTGAATCCTTCTGAATCAAGTTTTACTAAAGCATCTATCATTTGATCAAAATTATCAACAGGCTTACCTATCTCTTTGGCTAGTTTACCATTTGCATCAGCAAGATTAAGTAATATATTTCTTGTGGCAGTTGCTGCACTTGAAGCATCAAATCCTGAATCTCTTAATTTTCCAAATAAAGCAACTGAATCTTCAATACTAAAGTTGAACGCCCTTGCAACTGGTAATATAGTTGATAGGTTACCGTCAAAATCCCTAAATGATGCTGCTGTTTTTGTTGTTGAAACTGCCAACACAGAAGCAACCCTATCCATTTCAGAAGCTTCAAGCCCCATTGCTCTAAGTGCCGCCCCTGCCACACGTGCAGCATCTCCAAGCTCTGAACCTGTTGCGGCAGATAAATTTAATATAGCCTCTGTTGAGGAAAGTATCTCTTTTTGCGTGAAACCAAGCTTAGCAAGCTCTGTTTGAAGCTGTGATACTTGCGTAGATGTAAATTGAGTAGTTCTGCCGTACTCTAAAGAACTCTTTATTAAATCGTCAATTTCAGCTTTTGTTTTTCCTAATATAGATGCTAATTGCGAATTTTGAGAACTATATTTTACTATTGTTGAAACAGAAGATTTAATAATCGCTGCAAATGCTGTAACGCCTCCAATAACTCCAAAAGCACCCAATAAGTTTCCTGCCACTCCTTTTAATGCACTTCCGTAATTACCAACATTTCTATTGTGTACCAATAGTTCTGAATCTACTCGCATTATAGCTTTTTGCTGTGCAATTATGGCGTTTTTTAGAGCAATTCCGTTTGTTTTGCTTTTTATTTGTTCTGGTGATAACGATTTATATCTACTTATGTTTTGTCTTAATTCTGCATTTAACTGATCGTAGCTTCCTTTTGCTGAATTATTTACTATTATATTATCTTTTGTTTCCTTATTAATTTTTTGAAGCTCTAATTTTGATTTAGTCAACGCAACAACAGCCTTAGACCTCGCCACGTCAAGTTTAGCATGTGTTTGAAGTTGCTGTTTCCTTATTCTTTCAGCTTCTTGCTCAACTGCTGTTAACTTTTGTTTCTTATTAGTGCTGTTTTCTTCTGATGTAGAAAGTTTATTATTTGCTTCGACAAGCTTAACACCTGATGTAAGTAATTTCTCTGTCGCCTCGATAGCTTTTAACGTAGCTTCCGTAAAAGCTTTCATTTCATCAATAAGCTCCTTAGATATTGGGCTAAAATTATCTGCCATCTTGTTTTACTTTTAATTTGTTGTTTTTTTGAACAGCCTGATCGTACTTAAATTTAAGCTCGTTTACCGTTATATCTCTATCTAAATAACCATTGTTTTCAACTGCCTCTATAAATGCTATGTGCATCGCTAAACCTAACTGTTTATCTTCTTTTTCAACCTCATTAGTATTTGGCAGTGGCGTTTTTTCCTTTATTTTATAATCAAGTCTCTCTATTTCTGATTTAATTGGCTTCAATACATCATCTATCTGCTTTTTTTGCTCATCTGCCTCGGCTTCTGCATCTACCACACTCGGATAACGAAACAACATTAAACGATGTTTTTCCTTAAATCCGTCAAGTAACTGAATCTTTCTTGGCGTATCTTTTATATCATAACATAATTTCAAACCGTCATGCAATAGGGTTAGATTATTACGCTTTAATCTCATCCCCTGAATTAAAATATCAATGCCTATTAACTTTTCAAAATCTTCGTTTCCGAATAATTCTTGGAGTTTTTCAATGAATCCAGAGTACTTTTTTATTGCTTTAATCCTTGTTATTGGGTTAAATGTTTTTGATCTACATATCATTAAATAATTACCAGTTGTTATCATTTCTTGGCAATGCTTCACTGACATTGTATTTATATTGTGGAAATTCATTACATTAATTTATTTCATTATTATACAAATATACAAAATATGCTGTACAACATGTTATAATATTTGTTTGCTAAATTTCGGCAGTGTATTTTCGTTAAAGAAAACAAAAAGAATGAATGATTAAAAGCAGTAGCCTACCTTACTACTCGAAACTAAATTAAAGGCAATACTGCACAAACCAGCATAACACCCTTATTAATTTTATATGGTGTTAGGCACTTTTATTTGAGCGATGGGAAAATTTACAAAACTTATAGAAAGTAACTATAAAGAACAACAGGAACATGGTTGCTGTGCGGTTGAGTCAAAAATGGCATATGTAGGAGCTTATTTATTTGACTTTACAACCTACGATGAAGATGCAGATGTATTGTTTGCTAAAAACATGATAGAGGTACTAAAGTGCATACTTGACAAGACTACATTTGAATACCAAAAAGACGAGAAACAATACATTAATTACCTGACTATGGTAAACATGCCATTTTTGACGGATAAGTTGAAGTGGGGTGGCTCAATTAGGGGTGCTTGGTTTGATAACTGGCAAGAATATGAAGTTGACGGAATTAAGATTGAAAAACAAGAGCTTGAAATGTTTATAGCAGACCTAATTGAGTGGGCTAATTGTGCCTAACGGTAAGGCTATGTGTAGTGCCTTTTTACCAAACTGCACCAACTTTTAATAATAGAAATAATGGAAACAAGTATTGAGATTTTTGATAAAGACGGCAAGGCATTACATATAGGTGATGTTATAGGGCGTTTTTTAATTGAACAAACAGAAAAGCACGAAGGTTACGACATTGAAGATACACAGCTAGGCTTAGAAAACTACCACGATGAAGAAGGAAAGCAAAGATTAGCACTTTACGACCCTGAGTATGAAATATTGGATGAGATATGGGTAAATGCCCTATAACGGTCGGTAACATGAACTGTGCCGTATAAATTGAATTAAATTATCAACTTAAAATAAACTAAATTATGAAAACAACTACAATGTTATTTGCCAGACTAAAGGCATGGTTTATGTTGCATGTTATAAACCGTTTATTTAGAAGTAAAAAACAAACTGGAGCGCAAGCCGCATCTGAACCAGTTATTGAGCAACCTGTAAACCATTACAGACCAACTCCGCAACATAACAACCGAAAAAGAACACGTGGGCGGGCAATACAAGAAATAGTGATAGATTCAACGCACAGTAGATTTATTTATCACTAAATGGTTTATAACGTAAATAATAAACACTGATTTTTAACCAATTAAATAGCACGAAATGGATTTTACAGAATTTGATAAAGCAGAAGAATGGTTCAATAACTCTGAACACGGTAAAGGTAGAATTGCTGGATTTGTACCTATATTAATGGCTGAATACGCTGAATATTACCATCAAAGTAAGGTTAAAACTTTGGGTTTATTTAGTGTTATTAACTGGGTGGCTTGCTCCGAAAGATTGCCAGAGGGTGCGCTGGGCAGCTACTTGGCTTGTTTAGAAAACAATACGATACATAAACTAGAATATTCTGATATAACAAAGCGTTGGTGGGATATAGCGATGGGAGATATTAGGAAACAAAACCCTGTTAAATATTGGGCAGAACTACCAGAGTCACCTTGTTTATAACGATTGTGTAAACACACCTTGCTGTTTGTTTATGGGAAGTAGCGTATATTTTCTTGTTAGCATTAGTACGGATTTAATAACTAAAAAATAAATTACAATGACTAAAGAAAACAGAATATTTGTGCTAGGATTCTTCTGGACTTTACTAGGTGCATTTGTAGCAGGAATTATAATAGCTGATATGATTAATGTAACATGGGAGCGTATATGGTATGAATATGTGCTTTTAATAGCAGGAATAACTATCTGCCTATATGGTTTGCGAATGCTTAGAAGTGTAACATGAGTGACTAGTAACTTAATTATATTGTTACCGTTTCGTTTTTTAGCGTTGACGGTACAAAACTAAAATAAATCATGAAATCAGAAACAAAAAACAAATCTTTAATTAAATAATAAATCTAAAAACTATGGAAGATAGAATTAAAGAAATAGGAAATGAACCAGCTTTTGCTAGTGTGGCATATGGTCTTGACGATTGTTATTGGCAAAAAGGATTAACAATTAGAGAATATTACGCAGGGCAAGCAATGGCGGCTATGATAGCCAAAGCCAACCCTAATATATTAAGACCACAAGAAAATGACAAAAAAGGAAGTGACCTAATAGCGTTTTCTGCCAGAGCTGTTGAATATGCTGATGCTTTACTAAGTGCATTGGCAAATGAAGACTAACTTAAAGCGTAACATGTTGCTAATGACTATTTTAAAACGAAAATATGGAAACAATTAAAAAAGCCTCTCTTATACAGAAAGGCTTTTTTTAAGTACTTCTAAATTACTACTTAACAGCTTTATTCTCTTTTACTTCTTCTTTTACTTCCTTTTTAACTGTCGGATGTAATTCATTGTAATGATCTTCCAAGTTTGCTTCTCCGTAGCGTTTAGGTGAGGCTTTTTTTCTGCCCTCAAACCATTTTCTAAACTCATCTTTGGATAGCCTCTTTAGGCTAGGATTAATTTGTATTTTTCCCATAATATTATTCGTTTACAGATATATAAATTTCATTAGAAACTTTGCTAACAATAGAGCCAACAGCAACCTTTACCCTAACAACAACGAAATCACCTACCGCCAAATTAACAGGAATAACACCCTTTTGAATAGTAAGTATATAATCTCCGTTTCCAACTATCTCAATTCCTGTTATGTCAGGAGTATCAATATTGCTTGATCTTACTATCTCAAAATCTGTTACAGAAAGCCCCTCTAAACCTCCTTGTCCTCTCACGTCAACATGTACTGCTATTTCACCTGCGGTTGTATCATATTTCCCCACAGAGTGCAATGTTAACCCAAGAGGCGAATACGTTTCAATAAGGTCTGTCAAACTGAAATCCATTGGAATTAATACTCCATTTTCCCATTCATTATAACTATCTCCGTAAAATTTAACAGGAGCATTATTGCCAACGCCTGAAGGCTGTGCAATTCCTTTTGTAATGGCATTAAGAGTTCCTGCAAAACCTTTAATTTTTCCATCGATTCCCATTGTCATATGCAAGCTTCCATTGTTAAGCTCAAATACTACCGTTCTTGATACATTTTTAAGAGTTTTTAGTAACTCTTTTGTGTCACAGAAATTTGTATCAAAATAGAATAATCCTGATGGAATAGGGCGTGTTACATCTCTTTTTCTTGTAGAATCGAATGTAACAGTGTTGGCGTCATCGGTAGTTGTCTCGTAACTGTTCAAAACTCTACCCCCCCAGATTGTTAAATCTTCTCTTATTGCTTTAATCCATTCTGCTTGACTTTGTACTTTTACTACACTGTCAAATGTAACATTATCTACAATGAATATATTTTTTACTTTCTCAAAATTAGCACCGCAAGTCTTTTGAAGCCCTGCTGGCATTGGTATTTGTGAGCATGTCATATTTTTAACAATTTAAGTTATAATTTGTAATTAAATCTAATTTTAAACCTGTTATCTCAATCGCATCAAGGCGATCGTTGAAAGGATTTTTATTTTGCGGTATCGCTCCCCAAAAATACTTCCTAGAGGCTGTAAAGCTATCGTTTGAAATACGAAACTTCATATTGTCTCTCATTGCCGTAATAAGATCGTTATACAATGGATCAAGTATTGGTATAAAATTATTTTCCCTTCTCTGAACCGTTGTATAGTCCTGTTCTGTTGAATTTACTATCAGAAAATCAATAGTTGCTTCCGTGTTGTTAATCCTGTTTTTTTTGTAATCAATATCCTGTAAAAGTATAATCAATGGATATTTCTGCCATTTTAAAACAGAATCGTTTGATTCATCTTTCCCTTTCAATCTTTTAGATATTTCAGAAATATGACCGTCCATAAAAAAAGGAAATTCTGCTTTCCACTCAGTAGCACCAACAACATCTTTATTAACTGTAATTTCTGTTGAAGATGCAGAGATTACCTTACAGCTTATTCCGTTTATCAACAATGTTTTATTTTCCTTTAGATCGTTAACTGTTGTTAATACAGTGTTTTCACCAGACAATACGGCATCTGTTATGATTCCTGTCTTGCGAATTTTATCTACAATAGATTCAAAGTCTGCCTCAAATGTTGGTATCCTTAATTTTGCATCGCTCATATTCCGAAAATATTAATCTTTTCAGATGGTGTAAATTCCCATTCAGGATATACGTCTTTATTTGCTAACAGAAAATTAAATAAAGACGGATGGTCGTTGACGTGAATGTAAGATGAAGTGTCTAATTTATCGAAGCAACAACACATTATATCTCCTGATAACTCAACAAAATTATTCCAAGCCCTCGTAAGTTTCTGATTAGAAGATGCGGGTCTTGAATTTTCATTATCGGCAACAACCTCGCCAGTGTTTGAAGTGAAAGTCACATTGTTTCTAACTATAAAAAAGTAAGCATAATAGGCTATAATACTTTCCTTTTGGGAATTTACCAAGCCTACATACTTACGTTTTATAGTTTTTCCACAAAAATTAAATTCAAACTCTTTACCGTCTATTATGTCAAGAAATCTTTGCTCTGAGGCAGGATCTGCAATAAATTTAGAATACAAATCATAACCAAGAACTTGTATTAAGACACCTTCTTGATGTTTCTCAATTTCAGATTTTATCTTAGATACATCAGCCTCTTTACTTGTAGGTAAACTTATGTCTCTGATAAAATAATCCTCATTAATTAGATTTGCCATTGCTTTATTTATTGATTAATCTTGACTTAACTCTTGCAATTTTTTGTCATAAACTGTTTTCACAGTTGTTCTATTGTCTGATTCAAATTGCTTTAAATCTTCTAAAGTTTCAACTGATTCAATTAAAGCGATTACATCTTTAGCCTTGGCATCTTTAGCCTTGGCATCTTTAGATAATATCAACCCATTTCTTTTCATGAACAATGAATTTAATTTAAGAAACTTCTTGATATTATTGTCAGACCCTGAAATTATAATTTCCATATAAAACTGTTTTAAGGAGTTTCTAATTGTGTTTTTGCAGTTGCAAACTTTCCAAAGATAAACCAGTATGGATTGTAAATAGGGAATATGATTTCTTCCTCAACTACAATTACGATTTCATTCTTTTTGGCTGTCTCGACATCCTCAACAAATTGAATATTGAAAGGCGTGTACTCTTTCAATTCTGCTCCATTTCTTGAGAAATCACCGCTAAAGAACTTGCCAGACGGAACGGCAGTCGTTGTAGCAATAGGTATCCCATTTACCCCAACAACTCTACCGTTAGCATCTTTTTGAATGTTAAGATAATTGGCGTCTGTTGCTTTAAGTAATCCCATTTGGATAGCTTGCTGTGGATTTACAACATGTCCTGTTACTGCATATTCGCCAGCCTCTAATAAAGCTTCTGTAACAGCCAAAACATCATATTCTTGTGCATCATCAATAGACTGATAAAATATTGATTTACTTGAGCCAGTCCAGTTTGCCGCCACATTTGCATCTGATGTATATGCTTGGTCGATAATAACCTGTGTAGCATTAACAACTTCAACTGCTGTGAATGTTCCATCGTAAGTCGTTCCTGTTGTATTGGCTAATGTTAAGCTATCACCGTTCTTAATTCCATGAGCTGCGGCAAATGTAACAAGAGTTTGCGCTCCTGAGTTATACGTTGCGATACTAGCAAATGCAGTTGCAACATATGTATTTGGTTGCAAATTAAAAGCTTTTGCATCCTTAGATAACCCCTGTACGTTCTCTCCTGAACCATCCCCAAACAATAGTTGGAAATCTTCAACAGTATATGTTGCATCAGGTAATTTAGCTAAAACGTGATCGACAACCCATTGTAATCCATTTGTTTTTAACCAACGTTTTGAAATTCGCATTGAGTTTGCAATCCTCTTTAATCCCCAGGTGTTTTCTTTTGATTTAAACACACTTTCAGGGGCTTCGCCATTTTCTGATAGCATTATAGCTCCTAACGTGAGGGCATCTGTCCAGTCATAAACCTGACCGCCAACAATTTGTGCTTGGCTTGTCATACCTACGCTTAGCAAATCTCTTACATGCTTTCTCCTTGCAGGAGCATCGTCTCTTACGATGTCTGATATTTCAGAAATCATAACAGTTCCAGTATGGCTCGTAATTGGAACAACTGCTTTAGATTCTAATCCATGCAATTCAAGTTTGCCATTATTATCGTTTGAAAGTGTCATCTTCTCAGAATAGCCTTTAAAGCCTCTGTTTTGGAAGTCTTCAAATTCTTTTGATTGAAACGCTTTTTGAACTAAAACTTTAAATTGCTCATCCCTTGTTAGTTTCTTTCTTGCATCTGGAATATTAGAGCCGTTCTCTTGCATTGCCTTTATTAGAGAACCTTGATTTTTGATGATTCCCCTAATTTCTTCAGATACCTCTTTTGATTCTTTTGATTCTTTTTTAAGATCAGAGATTGTTTTCTCATAATCTCTTAAAGCATCAATCGGCATGTTCTTAAGAGAATTTTCAAAATCAGATTTAATTTTTTCAATATCTTCATTTTTTAAAAATCCCTCGGTGGCTTTTTCGATCTTTGAATTAAAATCATTGATCATTTTGTCAGATGTATAATCTGCCAATTCTTCTTGGTTCAATTCTTTAATTTCTTCGTCTAAAAGAGATTTGAATTTACCATCAATTATCCATTTTTTCATTTTCAGTTGCTTTTAATAGGTTTAAATAAAATTCTTTTTGGTTTTTTTGAGTGTCGTTTGACGGCTCGCTATCTTGCTTTTCAGTGTCGTTTGACGGCTGAAATTTTGCTGATTCTTCAATTATTCCAGTAGCATTATTACTTCCAAATAGCACTAAACTACTTTCAAGTACATTTTTAGCTTGCTTAACTATCCAGAAATAAACTATTTCTGTATCGAAATCTTCTTTATTGGCTATTTGATTAATGTAATTATCGTAATTATCTTTGAATTTAATGTCTTCTTTGTCGTCACTGTTTACTGCAAACGAAATATCAACATATTGCATTCTCACACTGCATTCGATGTCATCGCCACTATCTAGCCATTCTTTAGCCTCGGTGCTTATGATTTTATCTTTTCTTATTTTATAAATCAAAACCTCTGTATCCCCATCGTATGGCTTGCCTAATAGTGCAAATGGAATAACAGCGGTAAGCATTTCGATGTACTCTTTTCTTGCAATTGTTGTTTTGATGCTCAGCACATGAGTATCTACTAAATAGTTGCGCCCTTGATGTTCTTTTACCGTTTTATTCCAAATACCATTTACATGAAGGTCGAGGTGCGAATCTAATACTTTAGTTGAATTAACAGCCAAATAGTAATAATCTTCATCAATTGAAATGCCTTTAGTCGTAGTATTTATCTTTGAAGAATCAAGAGGCTTTGCCGTAACAGAAATACCTTTGTCGACCGACTTATAGATATTAGCTTTCTTGAAAGAAATAATATCATCTTTGTGCCTCCGAAGCTCTTTTATGAGATCGGTTTTGTTTTCAAAATTCCTGTCTAATTCCTTGCAGTAAAACATATCATTTACATATTAATTTTTCATCTTTGACCATCTTGGCTTTATCTTCTCTTAATTTCTTAAGCTTCTTTATTTCTTCTTCTGTTAATTTATCTTTCATGATTTCTATTTGTAATTTAACTCAAATCTATCGATTCATTATTATTTAATTCTGATTTTAATTTATCAGCTCCTGTAACTGTTGGTAATTCTAACATTTCAAGATATTGATTCTTTGTTATAATATTTTCATTATAAGCATCTTTAGCTGTCCTTCCTTTTAAATTAATAGCAGTTGCTCTATCCTTGAAGTTGTCTTGCATTACAGGGATATGATCCCAACTTGTTTTAATCGAAAACCCATACTTTTTACACCCCAACCTAAAAGTCCAATATTTATCATCGCCATCAACCATTGGAATGACTGTGTCTTGATACAAACTTTTAACGTACTCTCGCTGATTTGCATAAGTACTTCCCTGTATGTATGTGCTGACGAGTTCGTGGCGTACTCCAAATTCATTACATACTAGAATAGAATTTTTTGAAAAATCTTCATATATACCTAGTTCTCTTGAGTTCATTACAGTTTTAATATAGTCAACAGGTATAGGGCTTATTAGGAAAGGATTCTGACCGTTAAGAAATCCATAATCTTTTTTAAATTTATCCTGCAATTCAGTTTTCTCTTTAGGTAAAAGGGATGCAGTGCCGTTTGCATCTTTTAAATTTGGAGTTATAATACCTCCTGTGCCTCTTGTAGCCATCAATGTATTCATAAATTCAAATGCAAGCTGAATATTTGTTATTGGTTTTTGCAAAACCTCAAGCTTACTTATTCCCATTATTGATGGAAATTCAGAAGATATATTAACCTCGTTGGTGTGTATTATTTCATTAGGACTAAACGTTTTTACTGGTGATGTGTTATTTAATGCGTACTGAGATACTATCCCATCAATACTTATTTGGTCATATATTTTACCTGTTTGTTTTACTTCAACAAACTGCGATGGAAGATTTACTATTGTTGATATATTATCAATGTCAGGGAATACAAATGGGGCGTTTAAATAAACGTATGAATTTCCGAATATTTTCAAATAAAATACTCTTTGTTGATTAAATTCCTGAATTGACTGCAATGGATTTGGAAACTCAGTCAATAATCTTTCGGCATTTTTGACTCCTCTCCTATTTGATGTCCACGGTATTGCTTCGCCTGTTTTAGTATCTTCTAAATATTTTATTCCATTGGAGGCAGCTGTTGATAATAAATTAACACAAGCCTTCACTATTGGATTATGCCTTGCTGCTTCTTCAAAATGAAGAGGAGTTGACAACGCAATCCATTGCGGCTTACCTTCGTTCCATTGAATATCCTGCGCTCTTAATACTGTATTTTGTCTAAAAGCTGCATTTAATAAACCTCTGGCAATATTATATTTTAACCTATCGAACATCTATATGTTTTTATCAAAATTACAATTTTTATTTGTAAATATAACAATATTTTAAATACCAATAGATTCTATCTATAATCATTAAATTACCACAATCTATCCTTCATTGCTAATACATATCTAGCTGGATCAATATGGTGATTATATTCGTCTATTGGCTCTGGAAGTATTATGCCTCCCCTGTCTATCTGCCTTTGGTAGTTTTCAAATTCATTTATAATATTTTTTGATCTTGCTGTTACCTTGTGGTTATAAGACAATAACCATTTTAAACTCTCGGCTATTCTTGGTTTTTTTACTGCCCTCACATTATATCCAGCACATCTGAGTTCTCTAATGCTTTTTGGCTCTGCTGAATCTGCTATAATAGTTTGATCTGGATTGAAGTTTATATCTTTTAATCTCTTTATAATGCTATCTTGTAATGGGTTTTCGACTTCTAAATTAGTTAATCCAGTCTCATGTATTCGCTCATCCCAATACATTGTATCACCATGAATATGGAAATCTGTTAGTGTTAACGGGTCTGGATTAAATCCGAAGTCCATTCCTGACGGTATTTGCTTTGCGCCTTCTGGAATCTTGTCAATAACAGACCAATTTTTCATTATTAACCTATCAGAGATCACACCCCAATCACCATTTGCGTATATGTTGTAGTTATTTATATCATGAATTTTATCTCTTTCAAAGTCTGCGATTATGTGTTTGTCGTAAAACCCATAATTGCTTCCTGCTGGGTGTCCAACAACCCAAAAGTTATCTCGATAAGTATTTTTTATGAATATTGTATTACCATTGGTATTTTTCTTTTTAAATGCAAATTCATTATTTAATTGAGATAAATTAACACCGTTGCATTTTGGGGCATTTATAAATAAAGGCAAATTAACCCAAGATTCTTTGTCTATTACATTTTTTTTTATCCAATGATTCCTACTGATAGGATTCCAAGTAGCTATTATTTTTTGGTTTGGTCTTCCTCTTAGGCGTTTTTTAACTTGTTTGAAATCGTCCTCTTTATATTCAGTAATCTCATCTAAACATACACGAATATAGTTAGATATTCCTTTTATTCTCTCTGAATCATCTAACCCTCTAAACCTCAATTTACCACTACCAATCCTTATTTCATTCTGTATTATATCAAAATTATTTGTAAATTTATTTATCTTAAGTCCTATTGTTTTTGCATCCGAGTAAATAGAATCTTTAATATCAACGGCACATTTCCGCATCATTAAAGTATTATTATTTGTCGCTAAGGTATTGATTATTTCGGCTTGCGAAACGCTATAAGTTTTTCCAGAAGAAGAACCGCCCATTAAAAATATAAATCTTATATCTGGGTCTGCAATAGCCTCTTGCAAATGCCAGTATATCGGATTGAATATTCTTGGGTCAAACTTAACTATCATTAGATTCGTTAATATCTGAATATGCAATATCTACAATGCGACTCGTAATCTCTCCTGAATGCTCTACATCTTGTTTGTCCTTCCATCTCTTAGAATCCCTATTTTTTAACCAAAATATAGCTGCTGCGGTATCTGGTGGTAATTCTTTTTTTGTTATGGTAGTATCAATGATTTCACCTTCTATTTCGTCAGGGTTTTGGTCGTCTAGTTTTAGTTTCCTTGTTGTTTGCCTTTCTTCAGTTACGGTAAGACCTTGCGCTCTAGTTCTCAGTGAGTTTTCAACATTCCTTGTGTCGAAAATATCCTTTCCTTTTTTTATGGACTCGGAAAATGCAACATAAACATTTTTCCATTCATAAATAGTATCTTCGCAAACATTAAAGAAATCAGCTAGTTCGATGTCGGTTGCCCCTAACTTGCACATCTTTTCAGCTTGCAAATTATATTCATCTTTATATTTTGTTGGTCGCCCACATTTGTTTACTTTTTCTTCGCTCATATCGCATAATTTGATTTTACACAAAGATACGAAAAAAAATAAAGTACTGTTTATAAAAATATTTTGCATTAAAAACCCCACTGTGAGGTGGGGGTTTTATTGTTTAATCTTTATGTATTAAGAAATACAGTTACGCCATGCAATCCATTCATATGTTGGGTCTTCATAAGTTGAGTAGCACCATTGTTCCCATCTTTCACCCTAAATCTATCTTCCAAATTTTGCAATACTTCTTTATATTTTGCTTTAAATATTTCACTTTCTGAAAGATTGTTTTTTATAAGTTGCATGTTTACAGGTGTTTATATCGAAAGGTGTGTTTATACCATCGTTAGGCGTAATGCAGTTCATAAATCTGCTGAATCTCCCTACCTGTTAAATGGTGCGGATGCCTTTCTGTTGTATTCCTGTTTTCGCTTTTCAACCAAGCTATCGTTTTATAAAATTGTTCCTCAAATGTCATTGAGTTCCACCAAGTCAAAGCACTACGCCTAACAGCACCTAAATCGCTATTGGCGGTTTCTTCTGTATTCAAATTTTCGTGTTCCATATTAAGTTTATTTTAAGTTGATAATTTCGTGTTCCAAATCGCCAACAGCGTTTAGCTGCATAGCGTTATGCACCATTAGGGTTTTCATGTTGTTTTATCACCCTGTCAAGTACTGCATAAGCCATGTGTTCTAATCCTGTTACATCGTTTTTACCAAAGTAGCCTCTAATAATCTTTAACATATCAAAGTCATTTTGTGTAATAATAACGGTGCATAACACAGGCTCATATTGCATAGCCTCGTCTTTTTCTGGTCGCTTACTGCTTTTTGGCATCATATTTTTAATTTTTAAGTTTGTAATTCTAATCTAAAAGGCTACGCAACATAGCCAAAACGTTATGCACCATTCTTTAGGTACTTAACGAAAGCGTTGTAAACTTGATTTGATGTATATTTTTCGTGGTTGTTTTTGTTAAACCAGCAAGGTTCTGTTTCATAGCAAAGTTCATAATATCTATTCGCATATTTAGCAAAATCAATAGAACGGTGCATAACATCACCTATACCCAATTGGGCGGTTTGTTGGTTATTTTTACTTTTTGCCATTTTATTAAGTTATTTATAGTTTGATAATTAAGTGCTATTTATTGCCCAACTGGGCATAGCTGCCATCCGTTAGCCACAATTAGCCAACGCACTCATAAGTCATTTCAAATATATCAGGCTTACATGGGTAATACTCACCCTTCACTCCCTTTATAATAAAGTCACCTTTATCAACTCTCATTGTTCCTTCAAGTGTTTTAATTCTTAAAGATGTCATTTCGTTTGGTCGCTCAGTATGTCCACTACTACTCATACTTTTACAGCCTATTTTATCAAACATCTCCTTGGTTTCATCCCATTTCCATGCTTCAATTACTACTGGTTTTTTTCTATATTTTGCCATCGCTTAAATAAAAGTGGCTAACAAACGGTATAAACAAACCGCAATCAACCTTGTGTATAATTTTGAACTGTCTACAATGCGGTCAGTTCATACCGCAGTACGTTATGTGCAATTTGCCAACGCTTTAAATGCTTCTGCAACTTCATCTGTTGTCATTCCGCATTTTGACACCATTTCACCCATTTTAGTAATTCCTTCTTTAATTTCTTCATCTGTCATATCAGAAACATCATGCCCACAAAATGCTAATTCAGCCCTGAATTTTGCTATGTATATTTGCTCTTTTTTGCCCTCGCTTAAAAAGCACATAACAATAGATAAAATCCATTGCTTATTTAGTAAGTAATTTAAAAGTGTTTTCATTTTATAAAGGTTTATTTGTTATCGAAATTTTATGTATTAAATCGCAACGTATCTTATCTGTAGCGTTGTAAACCATAATTTGCCCTACATTTTATCGTAGTAACACTTATTGCACATTTGCCCTAATGGTATCGGTTCACATTCTTCTTCACAGTTAGGGCAAATAACGGGATTTACAGCAACAGGTATAGTTAAATTTTTAACTAATTTTAATGCTTCTGTAACGTGATGCGTTTCATTTGCCAAATCATACCCCTCATCTTTATACGCTTGTTTAAAGCCTTTAAGTGTTTCTTCGAGGTGGTCAATAATATTATTAATTTCGTCTTTCATATTTGTATTTATTTATCCGTTAAAAATCAAACCATACCAACCCCGTTAGGCACAATAAAAATTACTGCCTTTTTACTTTTATCTGAATTTCGTTACCTTTTTTTCGCTCTTTCTCTTTAATTGCATCTTCAATCATTTGTTTTAACTGTTCCTCAGTGTAGTTAATCCAATGTGATACTACTTCTACTTTATAAACTGTTGCCATAATCCGTAATTTTTACAGATGCCTAACAGCAAGTATAAAACATGCCTGTAGTGCATCTAAGTTAATATTTATGTTAATTTTAAAATTCATTTTTTCAATCAATCTTTGTGTTGGCACGTTTCATACTTGCGTACCGTTAGCAACTATAAATTGCCTATAAAATCATCTACCATCTTATCGCAAATTTCATCGCCTTCATATTCTGTTAGCCTATCAAGTATATGTTTGTTATGGGCAATTAACAGTTTCCTTCGGTTGCTAACAAGCGGTAATAATTCATTTGCTTGTGGCACGATCGAAGTTTCTGCCAGCGCACACGGAATATATGTTATATTTTCACACCTCACCCATTCTATTTCATCCTTACCTTGTCGCAATCCCAATAATGCTTCAGTATATTCAATTTCTATTATTTCAGCAATAACGTCATAGTATTTTGCTTTGTCTCCTTTTCTGAATGTAGTTTTTCTTAATTCTTCTATTGTCATAATATTCAAGTTTTTAAGCCCTCGCACAAAAACGAAAAGCTAACAATAAATAAAAAATATTAAAACGATTTTTTATTAAAACAGTTAGGTATATAAGGAATGCAGTCACACCATGTGCTTCACCAGAAGCGTTTGTCGTTTACAGCCATATGTAGGGTTGTGTTATTTTCTTTACACAATCGTTTTGCTACTTTCAGTTGTTTACTATTCATTTTAGGATCAATCGTATTCCTCTGAACTCTAGTTAAATCAATGCAATTACCAAGTATCTGTATAATTTTTAAGTGTGTACTATATTTTATTCTGATCCATCCTCGCATATGTAACACCTCAGTAGAAGATAGGCAATTATATTTTCTCATATAATTACGTAGCTGTCTCATTCCCATTTCTTCCACTAGCAATTCATACGCATATTCGTTGTGTTGAGAATGTCCAACCTTTATTAGCTCTCCATTCGGGTTTATCCAACAATCTTTCATGGTTATTTAAGTTTTACGTTCATTTTTTAATAATCAAATAGTATTATTGTATTATTTTTTTACTACATTTGTAATAGCAAATCACAATAAGGCTTTAGCCGTTGGGAATTTCCTGTTACGTCAGCATCAGTTGGCGTTTTTTTATATCCTGTAAAATTTCTTTCTTTATAGCTTCCTGTTAATCCTGATCTCCAAGCTTTATTAATTATAGCACCATAGCTTTTGCCTGTAAATTTCATAATTTTTGAAATATCTGGATACCAACATTTTAATGCTGTTTCATGCGATAATTTCCATTTATTATACCTCATTTAATCCACTTGAATTTTAAGTCTTCATTTTCTTTGTATTCTCGGATATATGGTGTAATGTCTATGTTTTTAATACAATAATCTAAAGCTTTAACGCCTGACATACTTTCAATTCTAAGTATTTCTTCTATTATATCCTTGTCTGAGTACCTTATACTAATAAGCCCTTTTAAATGCTTAAATGGGTTTTCAATAAAAACGCTGAATTTAACATGAATATTATTTTTAGATGCGATTGTCAAAGAGTTTGGTTTTACTGGCAAATAATTAAAATAATTATTTAACAATCCTACCTGAGGTTTTGCAGCAGGAAATAATTTCGCACCCTGCCTTTCCATTGGAGTACACAATGTCGGTCTAAATGGAGTATTATGTATCTCTACTATAAGCTTACCATCGCCCTTGTAAGCATCTTCCACGTAATTGTTAAAAAAATCAAAAAACTCTATGATGTCTTCTTTTGTTTCTGTTGGGAAATTATGAATATTGTATAGTTGTAATTTAGTTGTACCTTTAAATGTACATAAGTGGTCTAAAGCATTTTCTATGTTTTCCCATGTTGCAAATTTCTTTCCATATTTAAACCTCAATCTTTCGGAATATCCATCAATCGCACTTTTTACCCATCCCTGTTTTTTTATTACTTTTTCTGGAATATCTTTTATTAGAACTTCCTGTGTTCTACCTTTTAGTAGCCATTCAAAAGTTTCGTATTCTCCTTTTACCCAATCCCTCGTGTGTGAAAATGAACAAAACTTGCACTTAACAGGGCATCCAATCGATTTTTCCCTCCATTTTGCCCCATTGTGTTTTATTGAATTAGGATAACATTCTGAAACCTGCCTAATAGATACCATGTGAGGTTTTGAAATCTTAAAAAGATGCTCTTTGAATTTTAAATGATTAATCAAAACATCTTCAATAATTCCATCAGTACGCCCGAAAAAAGCATAATCAATGTAATCGGATAGCGCAATAGGGTTCTGGCAACCAAAACCTCCTACAAGTGCTTTAAATGTTCTGTTTTGCCAATTATTTTTTTTGCACCCTGCATAAATATGAAATATATCGTCAGTAGAGGTCATTGACACTAGTACGTGTGTATAGTTAAACGCACTTGAATAGTCGCAAAAATCAACATGATAGCCTTTTCGTTCCAGTTCATCTTTGATCACCAAAGCACCTATGCTCGTACTGTCATTTCTGCTGAAAGTGTGTAGTATTGCTATTTTTGCGTTTTTCAAACTCATTTTTCACATGTTTTTTTAAATCTTCTATCATTGAAACAGGAACACGGAAAGCTACTGTTTTTGTAGCTTCTCCGTACTTTAATTTCCTTCCTGCATTTTCTCTTTTACCTCCACTTGGCATGGCTTGTTAATTTTAAAATATTAATTTTTTTGCGTTTCTTCCCATAATTTCTATGGCTGCACGATTGTTATCATTTTCGGCGTGCTTTATCATCAAAGATACTTTGAAATCTATTGCTTCTTCAACTGTGATGTTTTTTCTTTCGCTAAATTCTTTTGCTGAATTAAATATTTCGTTTGCTAATCTTGCGTTTTCTTGGACTGCTGTTCTTGCGTTCATGATTCTAGTTTTTAGTGTTTAAAATTATTTTTTTATTTCTTATTTTATAAAGAGGTTAATTGTCTTGCTTTTTCTTTTCCGTGATAGTTAACCATTTTAGCGTGGTTGCTTTGGCTGTAAGGCTTAGAATATACTACTTCGATTTTGGTTTGAGTTTGCGGAAGCTCTTTAACTGCGAAATAAGATAAAGTTTTATTGTTATTTGTTTTTTCCATTTCATTTTTGAAAGTTACCATTGCTTCTTTAAGGGTAACGCCTCTCATGTTTGAAATAATGTTATTTAAAACGTTAATTATTTCTTCTCTGTTTTCTTTTAAAAATACTGTTGTAGTGTTTGTCATGATATTTGTTTTTTAGTTGTTGTTAACCTTCAATACAAATATACGACAAATATCTGATTCTGCAAACTTTTTCAAAGAAAAAGTGAAGTTTTTTTTAGTTTTCTATGTAAGTAACTGATTTCCAATAAATTTATTTTTCAAAAATATTGCAAATTTTATTTTTGTGTTTTGCATTTTCAAATATCCTTACGTCTAGACTATTATTTGCAACAATAAATATAGCCTCACATGGTTTTATTTGATCTGCTCTCTGTATTCGTAATTTTGCGTTCTCTCTCTTTGTTCTTGAATAATCCTGAGAAAAGAAAATTGTTTTGTGGCAGTTGTTAAAATTCAAACCAGAATTTATGCCTATTGATATTATTAAATACTGATATTTTCCGCTTTTAAAATCATCCTCTGCCTGATCTCTTTTTTTCCCTGTCACACTTCCATCTATTACAATGCTATTGCCAATCTCTGAATGAATGGTTTTGATTTCATCAATATACTTGCACCAAATTATAACCTGTTTATTTCTCAATATTTCAAGTTGTTCTTTTAGTGCTTTTATTCTATTATTATAAGGATTATACGCTATTTGTCCTATTTTCCTTATATTATCTGCGCTTTCGCCAAGCTTTCCGAAGTCTTTAAAGGTGGTATTTATTTCTTCCTGTGTTGGAACGTAGCCGCTACATATCTTGTGTAAAAAAGTGTCTATCATGTACTTTTTATTCTCTGGCAACCATCCTGTTTTTGTCTGCATCTGAACTATTAAATTCTCTATTGCGCCAATAGCTTCTTTCTGCTCTTTGTTTAAATCGAAATAAACGTACCTCTCTGCCACTGGTGGAATATCAGAGTTTACCTCTTTAAATTCCATCCGTGCGATGTATGGGCTGATCCTTTCCTTTAATTGCTCTGTGTTTTTATATGCGACAATTCTTTCGCCATCATTACCGCCAAGTATGAGAAAATTTTGCTCATATTGCCCATAATTCTCACACCCTATAATTTCACGGCTCATTACTCCGAATTGATAGAACAAGTCTCCTGCGCTTCTCTCGATAGGAAATGCCGTAGCTATCTGAACGTATTCGGCATTGAAGTTTTTTTCAAGATTTCTTGACCTGTTTGCTGAATTATTCTTTAAGTATTGGCTCTCATCAATAATCAGCTGAATTTCACCATCTAAATCATTGAATTTTTTCAATGTTTTTTCAAGCCCATTATCGGTACTGGTAGAATCAATAGACACTATGTGAAAATCGGAGAAATCTGGATAGTAAGAAAGAATTAATTTTTCCCATTGTGTTTTTAAATGTGCAGGACACATTATAAATGTATTGCTTACTAATCCTGCTTTCCAACGGCTATAAGCTATTGTAGTTGTACATATTGTTTTACCAGTTCCTGCATCGCACAACCAAGCTATAAATCGGCTACTTATAAAATGATTTACAAGCTCTCTCTGTTTTTTTCTTAAAGGAAAAACTTTACTTTCAATAACACTACATTTTTCAGCTTTATGACTATTTAAAATGCTTCCTCCAATGCTGATAAATTTAGTCTCCTCAATATTTTCAATCGTAATATCTGTTTTTTTCTCAAAATACCACCGAGGAACGATAGCGAATTTACGCTTCTTCTTTAATAAATGAATGATAGATTTCGGGATATATTCCTTTTTCCCATCAATAATAACTAAGTGGCTGTCGTCGAATTCACTAATATATCTGTCAAAATCTAATCTTATTTTATATAACATATCCTAATTGGTTAATTATTAGTTTTTCAAACTCACTAATCTTGTTTTTACTGCATTTTATCCCTTTTTCTGCATTCAGCTGATGCGTTGGTCTTATTTCTACGATTCCGTCACTAATACCACAAATGAAGTAATGATTTCCTTCAAATTTAACCACATCGTTTTTTGCAAATGTTTTTTCAAATTTATGAATAGTACCATTGTTCAGGCTATCAATATATTCCATCAATGGCATGGTTCGATATTTGCCTTTTTCGAGATACATGAATGCGGCCCCTGAACTATAAACAAAATCAATCTTTTTATCATGATGTTTTTTCCCGAAAGTATTACCATTCCCATCGGTAGAATGTAAAGGCATAACTGCATCACTTTTTACTTCAATAGAAATTGATTTTATTTGTTTTCCGTTATGTATTAATGGATTTTCTTCAATACTCTCAATGAATTTATCAATTGTGCCACATTCGTTAAATCTTTCATTGACAATTTTAGAAATAGCACCATCCATAATTTTTGACATCATTGGCTTTGTTAGGCTTTCAATTGGTTTTCTAACCTTATAGTAATTTTCAATTATTTCCTGTCCTTTTCCGTTAATTGTTTTTTTAGGTCGATAACCGTAAACAGTCTCTTTATGAAGCTGAAATCTAGGTGAGTAATTACCTTTTATTTTACGATATAGCTTAATAGACGGCATGTAAATATTTGGCATTTCTCCAATATCTGTAATTTCAGGAGTTAAATTATATCTTCCAATGCTTTTTTCTCCTAATCCAACCAAGTTGTCAAAGTATTTAACAGTTTCATTGCTCATATTGCACAATACAAGTGCTTTCATTAAACTACTTCTTGCATCTTCATCATTAAATTGGTTGAAGTTCCACTCTCTATAATAGCGATTAACTATTTTATTTGGGATACAAGTAGAATTTTCATGTAGTGTTAAAAAGCATTTTGTATTGTAGTCAGATCCAGACATTGAGCTTACGTAATCTGTTGGGATTTCATTAGATTTCATAAATAGAAATTTCCTCTTTGTATCTGATATTTTCAGGCTTTCTATCAATGATTTATATTTTTCTATGATTCCTGTTTTTTCAGCAAATTCTATTCCAGTTAATTGATCTTTATGCTCATTAAGATTCTTTTTCGACAAGCATTGATTATTAAAACCTCGTTCCATTATCTTACACTTTGGGACGATATGGTCGATGTTATACTCATCTGTGAATAAGTCTTTTAAATCAATTTTTATATCAGGATCATACGGGCTGTAACCGTCCCATTCCTCCCATAATTTTAATTTGTGATAATTATATGAGCTTGGTTCTGCTCCTGCATCAATTATTGTTTGCTCATTCTCTTTTTCCCACTTTTCTTTTTTACGTTTGCCTGAAGATATTCGTTTTCTAATTTTATTGCCTTGTTTCAGCGATTGATTAAGTTCTATTTGCATTTCTCCAATCTGATATTGTTTACTAATTTCTTCAATCAGAGATTTAGTACTCTCAAATACCTGCTCTAATAAAAGGTTACGTAAAGTAATATCACTGCTCATATCAACGCTTCCATACTCTTTTAATATAGCCTCTTTTAATTTCATGCCTTTTTGGAGATAAGGCAATAATCTGTTAATTGCTTTATGGCTAAATTCACCCCATCCCATGCCCTTAAAATCAATGTCAATTAACCTTTCTATTTGCTCATCTGTAAATCCCGATTTTTGTATAAGCAAATTAATTAATTTAGCTTCATCGGTAGCAGAATACAAGTTATGCCAAAGATCAAATGAGTTAAAGTCAAATTCATTAAGCTGACACATGGAACTAGGCTCTAATCTTTTACCGCTTAACCATGAATAGCCTGTACTTTTTTTAATTCCCAAATCTTTACAGCAAGAAGCTTTAGTTAATCCATTACCTTTTAATAGATTGTTAGCCCACTTGTATCTAAATTCTAAAGAGATCGGCACTTCTTTCATTTGGTTATCTAATATTGTTATGTTATTTGCATCACGATAACACCTAAATGTTTGATAATCAGGATGAGATTTGTGCGTTACTTTTCTGTTTTTCTCCAAATTACAATTAGAAATCGCACCTTTCCTTAATGGTCTCTGAAAGTATATTATACTTCTTAATTTTTCGGTAATTTTTGAGTCTGTTATTTGTTTTTGACAAATTTTGTCAAATTCAGCTTCGTAACTTTCTCTTGTAAATATTACATCCTTATCGCTATCAATGGTGAGAAGATATGCAGATATTGAAGGGAAGCTTTTTAAATTTTCTTCATGCTCTTTTATTTGGTCTAAATAATCGCTGCCATCTGCCATTACTCCACGCATGGATTTATAACCTCTTTTTTTCTGTAAGTCAAACATTATTAAGCCTAATTCTTTTGCAGAAACTATTTTTGATAACGCTTTAACTCTTAGTTTATAACGACTAAGCTTGTCAGTGCTTAACATTTCTTTTGTTGGCATCATGTTAAGACATGTAAGGAAATTAATAAGGCTTTCTTTGCGGCTGTTTCGCCTCCATTTGTTTCGCCTTGCGGTTCTTTTTAATCTTCTATTAACTCTTTTGCTTATAACATTTCCAGAAATAAACTCATAATAAGTATCAAAATCTACATTTATACGTTTAATTCCTTTTCTTATGATATTGTTTCCGTTTGTTATAATCCATCCTATGCTTCGCAAATCGCAATAAATTGATAATTTGTTCATTGTCTTAAGTTTTTATAATTAATGTTTTAACCAACACATGAGCGAGAAAATGCCCCCTGTTTTTTTATTATTTTATTAAGCCATTCCTTTGCTTCTCTCTCTGTTATAAAAGGAGTATGGCAAATACTACTTGGCTGTCGATAATAAGCCTTAATGGGTTTAAATTTAGTGCATGGCTTACCGAACCTATTAAGATTAACAAATTCATCTTTCATTTTATCAGGAAGTATCCAACGTTTTACAAGTCTTGTTACTTTCACCTGACAAACGTATCCGAATGGTGTTTTAATTACTCTGTATTGTGCCATGTTGTAAGTGTTTTTTAAGTATGGTTAAGTTTGTGAATTACAGCTATTTACTTTTTGGTAATGACAATCGTGTCACGAGCAAACTATTTTGTTTTTGTAATGTTACAAATCTCTAAAAACTGATCTTTACTAACCTCTATTCTGTCATTAATCATTCCTTTTGCGCCTGTTTCTTTCCATTCTGATATGTTAAAATCTGTCATTGGAAATGTGTATCCATCCATACGGATATAATTACCTGTATGCGGCATAATATCTCTTGTGTAAATATCATTAGGGTTAAGATTAACCTTTTCAGATTTACGAAGCTCAACAAAATAAGTGCCATTTTCGTTTTTTACTGATATTTCTTCTCCTGATTTTATTTCAAATCGCTCAAGTAAACTCATCATTGTTTTATTAAAATTAATTATAAAAAGATACAATATTAAACTACTTGGGAAAATCTCTGTATTGCTTTCCATCAATTAGATTACCAGATTTCTTTTTGCCGACTTTTACCATCTCAAATCCTTTTTCATGCGTAAATGGTGCATACTCTCCCCATGATTTAAAGAATAAAGGCGTATTAGTTTCTTTGCATTGATCCCTTAATGATCTAACCCAATCAGGGTGCATAGGACGAGCTTTAGTTCCTGTTTCGCCTCCACATATTACCCAGTCAATGCTGTTAATATTTTCGGTTTTATCTATGTAATTATAAAAAGGGTTTTCAAAATCAGTTAAATATATTTGCCCAAGCATAGGTTCTATACTTACAAATCGAATTGCTGCCGGAATTTCTAATAAAATTGGTATCCTTTTATCTGCCTGTTCTTGGTTTTCGACAGTTACTCCAAGCCATATATTAGGTGTTATTTTATAGCCAAAATCATATTCTGAGCGTTCAAAGTATTTATTCATTCTGTCAGCTCGTTTTGTTAGGATTTGAAAAGTGTGCTGTGGCGTTTGAGCAATTACAGCCATTACTTTATCAATCCATTCAAAAGGAACTGATTCGTGAAATAAATCTCCCATGCTGCACACAAAGTACATTGTAGGCTTTTTACGCTTTAGTGGCTTATCTAATGCTGATTCTACAAAATGAGTTTGTCCATTCCATATTTGTAACCCTCTATGTACGAATGGTGCGCTAACATTTTGCTCCACAACTCTTAAATAATGTGCAGTACTTACAATATTTGATAATCTACCCGCCATTTTTTCAGCATAGCAGTTCTCACATCCCGGTGAGATTTTGGAACAGCCAATAATAGGATTCCACGTTGCTTCTGTCCATTCAATTTTAGTTGCCATAGTTATTATTTATAAAAGTTAGTTTAAAAAAGTATAATCGCTACACATTATCATAAACATGTGTAATTTAACTGGAATTGTCCTTTTGATTTTTACAACTCCATTAACTTGATATACTGATTGCCCATTCAAATATATATCAAGGATGTGTGTTTGTGTGGTTTTATTACAAATAGGACATTTTACATACACTCTCCTATCAAACTGAAATCCACAGCTTTCGCATTCGTGCCAAACTTCATGATTATATTCTATCATATCTTAAGGTTTAAAGAATCCTTGAAATCTAATAACGTTTAAGTATTCTGGCGATTTAATAAGACCGTCACCCATTCCGTATAATACTTCTGCACCAGATTCATCAATTACTACCTTTGAATCTACTTCTTTTGGAACTCTAAAACAAACCTGAACAGGGAAATTCACCTTTGCATCTCCTGTTATTACTTTTACAGATGCTCTTTGAGTTGCTGCTACTATTCTTATTCCTGTTGATCTTCCTTTTTGTAGCAATATTTTTAGGTTTTCTTCTAGCGATTTAAACTCTCCGACTTTCCTCATTGCCATTTTTGGTAATCCTTGTTCTGTGTGTTCACCGAATAATCCTTTTACTTTTTTTGGCGCATAAGTACCGATTTGAATGTTTTCGATAATATCTAGTTCTTTGCCTTTTTTAGAACTAGCAACCGCATCAGCGAACTCATCAAAAATTATAAGCTTCTTGCTATTTATGCCTGACTTAACTCTTTCCTGCATTTCTTCAACAAGCTCCCTCATTTCTAGTTCAATATCCTTAATGTCATTAAGTACTGATATTCCTTTAGATGAATATTTAGTAAATTCAAATTTAGGGTCAAAAATAATAATGTCATTTATCCCTGCGTGTTTCGCATATTCTATTGTTGATTTAAGACATACAGATTTTCCAGAACCCGTTGCTCCACATACAAGCATGTGAGGCGTTGAATTGTTTTCTAAGTCCCATACTACCGTATTTCCGAAGTTATCTAATCCGATAGGTATTTTTACACCAGTTAAATATTTTATATCGAAAAGTAAATTATCTTCTCTTTTCTTTGATGATTCTATTGCAAGGTATGATTTTCCTTCATGTACAAATAAATCTTTCATAATACGAATATTGCCAACATTAAGAGCTGCTGCAATGTCGAGTTTATGCCTGTGAATCTTTGATAATGGGATACCTGCATTTACATCTAATAAAAATGTATTACTTGAATATCCTGAAAATGTGTGCTGAACCTTTGAGACTATGCCGAAAGTTCTTAAAATATGCTCTATCTTCTCTTGCGATGTCATGTTTTTATTGTTTAGATTGTATTGGATAAATTCAGCGGCATTCTTATTAAATTCACTGATAATTTTAGGGTTAATTGAAGAAATTGAGGCATCACGTATCTTTTTTAATCTCTTTTGTATTAATTCTTTTTTTGAATCCTGAATATTAAAATCTTCAACTTCTGCAATCATTGTTTTAGTCCAGAATTGATAAATTTCAGCCTTATCTACAAAACTGTCATTGTCATTTGTTATGTAAACATAGTCGGGGTCAGAAACAGCCTGTGTCATTCTTTTTATAGGCTCATAAAGCATTGCCTCATACAGCCTTATTATATCTTTGTCTAATTCAATATCAATCTTTTTTAATTGCGAAGAACCATCCTTATTTTTTGATGCTTTATTTTCTATAAAACAAACCCTGTCAACGTTTAAACCAGTTCTTGCCTCTAATACTTTAACATATGTAATTGCCTGTTTCCCGATCACGAATTTTGCATCTTTTTCATCGGTATAAGATGATTTTGATTTATGATCTAATACAACTATTTTATTATCTTTTGATCTATAAACCAAATCAATTACAGCATGGCAAGGCAAAGGTAAATCAACGCCGTTAAGTGAAATCCATTCGTTGAACCTTTCTTCAACAAACAATACTTCTTCAATATCGTTTTCGTATATTGATTTTTCAGCGTAGAAATTATTTAATAAGATTGTAGAGTTTTTAAATGCTTTCTCTATGCAATTTTCAACTGTTGGCGTAGTTTTCTGTAATTTCCATTCATTAGCATGTATTGATTCTATGTACTCAAACGCCTCTTGGTTAAGTGTTGTAAGATCGCACACTACATTTTGCTTTAAACCTTCAAAATATAGCTTTAGAGCTTCGTGATAGGCAGAGCCAGATACACTTGATGCTGAAATTTTATAATCTTCACGATAAACATATCTCATCTCGAAATCCTTCTCATTTCGTGTGAATGTTGCTACTTTGGAATAAGACCATGAATCAATAAGAAAATTGCTGAAATGCTCCTCATATTGATCTAGTGTTAAATCAGAGTATTTATGTTTTTGTGTATTCATTTTTAAAAATTTAGTTTTAACAAATATAGGCTAATCATTTATTAAAATAACTAGCCTATTATATGTTGTGTAACATGTTTATGGCATATCCATTTGACCTTCATTAGGTTTTTTTTTCATTTCTTCCTTTTTTTCTGAAACTGTTTTTTTAGGTTCAGATTCCCTATTAAATGCATCTTCAACAGTAGTATCACCGTCTTTAATAGCTTGATGAAGTCCTACGAGTACAACAATTTGATCTTGTTTAATCCCATTGATAGAGCCAATACCAAGCACTTTCAATATTTCTTCTTCTGTAACTGCAAAAGTATCTCTAAAATGATTAAGTACTTTATTTCTTTTCTTGATAAGCTTAGCCTCATCGCTTATATCGCCTGTTATCATGTTTTTTGATTCCTTGTACACAATTTCTGAAATTGCTTTAGGGACTACATTAAAAACAGCATTTCTATAAGAAATTGCATTAGCAACATTGCCTGTGAGTGTTATAAGGTCATCATTGAATCTTTGACCGAATTTATTTGTTATCTTCTTTCGTACTTCAATTTTTACAGCATAGTTTGTCTCTAGGTCAAAACAAATAGCTTGTGACACCACTTGTGTTGATGTTATCTCTACAACTTTAGCCTCAACTCTTAAATTCCCCCAGTTTTGGGCTATAATCCTAGCTAAATGCACTGATGGCCCAGAAATTGTTTTACCGCCCCTAGGCAAAGAATAACTGCAACTTTCAGCAGTTTTATTATCCATTGTAACAATTGCTATAGAGTTGTTTTTTGCCTTAGTAATATCTCTTGGATATTGCTTCGCTGTTACTACTTGTATGTCCAATGATGCTTTTTCCCTTGCTTGAATAACATCTATTGATTCTACTTGCATGATTTGTACTTCTTCGCTCATTGTGTGGATTTTTAAGTTAATCTGTTTATATATTCTTTCGCTAATCTGTTATAAAGTTTCTCCTTTTGATTTAAAAAATTACTAACATTTAAACTGAATTTTTCCTCGCTACCTTTATTCCATACATGTATATTAACATCTAAATTTTTCATTTGTATTTCATCGAAAAGATCATTTTCGACTAAAACAGTAATGTCAATTTCAATGTCCCCATCAACTACTATGCTTGTGTATTCTTTTGATACCTGTTTTTTTTCAAAGTCGATTAAATCATCTATTTCAATGGCGTTGAATAACTTTGTGAGTTCTTCGGTTGTTATTATTTTAATTTTATTTTTAGTTCGTTTTTTTAAAAAATAATACAATTTCTCTGCACTTGATAAATCAATCTCTATCCCATTATCAAATGATTTTAATGATTTTAATTTGCCGAAAATAAGCTCAAAACAAAAATATTCAATCCAAGATTGACCATATTCGCATAATTCGGTATCGTTCATTTCATCCTGTAACACCATAATTAAGGCATTTGATATTAAATGATTATCAGGAATTAAATTAGTAGTATCAGCGTTTGGGAATACAAATCCTAATCTTTTAGATGCTTCAATGTCAAGCATATGTTGTTTTTCAATTGCATCAATAGCTTCTATAAATGTTTGTTTTTTCATGGTTTTTATTAATAAATTAATTAAAAGGTGTGTTTACACCAGTGTTACCGCCAATACTACATTTGTGGTTTTAATAAGTTCCACAATTCAATTCTGGCAGCGTAAATTTCCTCTTTGGTTACAAATCTAAGGTTATTGTTATCGTCATACTCTCTACGTTTATCCATGCTTAATCTTCTATACTCATGGTCGCAAATTTCCTTTTCTACATTAAACCATTTGCGTTTACCTTTTTGTTTGCAATAAACATCTATTCTATACTGCATACTTTCACTTCTGTATGAATCTAAGTAGGCATTAACGCAAATTTGGTATTGTGTACCATCTTCTCTTTTTACTATTTTTTCGTGTCTCATTTTATTTAAGTTTTTATGTTAATAATCCGTACTGGCGGTAACACGTGGTAAAAAACATGCCGGAGTTTGTGGGTTATTCAAGGTTTTATCTTCGTTCATAATTTATCAGTAATTTTAGTTTTGTGGCTCGTAAGCCGTCACGATTTCTTGCCACCATCGTTATATGCAATTAGCCCGCACTAAAATCACTTAGCATTGTAAACGGCTCTTTCTTTTTGCCTGTATATTCTCCTTCGGTTGTTATTTTTGCTTTATCCCAAACTTCTTTGCCTTCATCAGCAGAGCTTTTCTTCGCAATTTCCCTAACCTCTTTTTTGTCATTTGCAACTATCACGTGCCCTAAGTAGGCATCGTAATTAAATTCCTCGTGTTCAATTGTGTATATTTTCATCTTTCAAGTTTTTGCCCTCGCACTTTAAAAGCATATAACAACGTATGTAGTTAAAAAGCCAAGGAAGTTTATGTTCAATTAATTAATGTCGGTGCGTGGCTTTCAAACCATATACCAACGTTAGCAATCATGTTGCTATGGGTTATACTTTTTGTCAGCAATTTGCACCTTTTTAACCATTTCTATATTATCCAATGGCAAGTGGCAATTTCCGCAACACGCCACTTCGCTATTGCCAACAATATGCAAATTGCAGTTTTCAAATTTAGGTGGCTTAACTTGGTTTGTCCTAGTTGCAATTGCGAATAATTTCATTACTCTATCATACATTATTAGCCATAGTGTAAATGCTTTTGCCCTTTGTTCGTCTGTATTTATTATATTTTGCCAAACCTCCCGCAGCCTATGCGAACGCTGATGCCAAATGTCTGCAAATTCATAAAATTCTGTTATTGTTTTAATATTTTCTATTTTCATAATCCAAAGTTTAATTTATTTTTGTAGTTTAATCAATGTTGTGTTTGCTCAATCGTTAATTTCATAAGCAAATCTATAAATTAAATATTACTATGCAAATTTTAACCATGTGTTGTACAACATGTTTTCGCATTTATAAATCTAACATATATTTAAAATCACTTATTTTATCTAAAAATTCTGATTTTGTGATATTATTTTTAAACTCAAAATCTCTATAAGATCGTTCAATTTCTAATCTTAAACTATCACGTCCTCCATTTACAATATCTCTTATTTCAATACTGTAATATCTGTCTAGTTTTTGAATATAAAATGATTTTTTATCCTTAATAAAACCACCAATATATACTATGCAATTGCTTGAGTTGTAAAATTTTCCGTAAAATTCATTGTATGAATCAATAGAATATTTTGTCTCTACGTCTTTGTAAATAGATTTTTTGATTGTAAAATTCTCCATGTTTTTAATATTTATTAGTTTATCAACAAACGTAAGCATTACTTTTTAACTATCAGCTATTTAATGACATGTTATACAACATGTAACATGTGATATGCCGTTTAATAATACGCTATAAAAAAGCCTCCCAAATTAATGAGAGGCTAAACTAAAACTAAATATAAATGAAACTACACTACATGAAAATTAGAACCATATAACTAATATTCATGAAAACACTACTAATTATTTATTGTGTTTACCTCCTCCTGCTTTTTTATCAGGGATGCGAGTATTTAACCATTGCAATAACATTACAATAGGATCTTTCCATTTTGTTGGAACAAATCTATTCACAATCCAAACAAGAATAGGAATTAAATAAATGCTATTCTGTTGAATAAATTCCAACCACATACTATAATCTGTTTCAACAGCAATGCCCTGAGCCATCATTGGAGCTGCAAACGCTACCAATAAAAAGATCAATACTGCTAATAATTTGGTAAATTTTTTCATTTTTAATGATTTTTTGAATAACAATAGATTATAAAATTACAAAATTACTTTTGTTTTGGCAAACTTTTATTTATTCGCATTAGCTTTCTGGCTATTTTCTTGTTTTCATCTCTTTTAAGCCATCCAAATATGCCACGCCTAGTCTTTACCTTAGAATTATCTTTCTTCTTCTGCGATTCTATTAGATCTCCTGAAACATTTGTTGTTTTGTTCCGTGGAAATACTATCTGGTCTAAGGCTATTCCTAGTATTAGAAAAAACAAAGATAATCCGACTTGATTTAACTCTACAAGTAACATTACTGCTTGCATCATAATACATATGTTTTATAGTTATGAATAAACTCACTAGTAGAACCTTTCCCTAGATAGCTATTGTAGTATTTTTTCCAATATTCGGCATATCCCTGTAAATCATCTGGAAGCGGCTCATCTACTCTTAAATAATGAACTCTTGCCATACATGTAGCAAGTTTTAAATTCCATCGCAAAGAATCTGGTGTAATACTCATTGAATTACAGGCTTTTAAAATGATCTCTGATAATTCAGGTCTGTAAGATAAATAGTTTTGTTTAATATCCTCCAATGTTGCAGCTTCCATCTGAAATATTCCCTGTGCTACTCCACATCCTAATTGACGAATGTAAACTCCTAAATGGCTCTCTTGTGCGGCAGTACCCATTAAAAGATTTACCGCATCTTCTGAATACAGATTAATTTCCTTTAATGTTTCTTCGATTAATTCTCTTAATTGATTTTTATCCATGATTATAATTTTAGTGAAAATTATTATTATTTCTATCTGTTATTTTAATATCAATATCGTATCCAACAAAAGAAGCAATTTCGCAAAGTGTTAGCATATCAAATTGATTTCCTGATAATATTCTACTTGCTTTTGATTCTGATATTTGAATATACTTAGCATCTTTTACTCTAAATCTTTCTTTCACATTAAGCAATATTTCTTGATATTTTTCTTTAAATCTTTCAGATTCTGAAATATTTAATTCTTTAACTTTCATATTCATAGGCATTTGTTTTAAAACGTGTGTTTATACCAATGTTAACGATAATTGCCTAACTTTAGTTCTTCTAACAAATCAAGCACAGCTCCTATCCATTGTAGGTCAATATTATCTAATTTAGGAAATTCACGCACCATCCAATGCCCGTTAATATATTTTAGCTTTTCTTTAGCGTAGTCAGATAAAGGCAACATATCGTTAACAACAGGTATAGTTAAATTTTTAACTAAATCTAGTGTTGTTTCATCAATAGTTGCTCCAATTAATCCCCTGTTATTAAGTTGTAGCTCACTTGAAAAGCCTCTAATTAATAATTGTTCTTTTACTCTTTTTTCTAAATTCATAATATTTCGTTTTTCAAATCCGTTAAAAATCAAACCATACCTAAACGTTAGGGTGCATTAAAGCAACACACCCTTAACTTCTTCTTCTAGCTCTTGCAAGCCATCATCAAAGCCTGTTTCATTAAACACTTCCATTTGCTCAATAAACTGTTCTAGTAATTGTCTATATTTTTCTTCCATAATAATTAACGCACCCTAACAATAAATAAAAACAAGCGGGGTGTTACGCTATGCTTTTAGTTTCGGGTTACTACTGCCCCGCCAGATTTTTATTAAGAACGTTGTGTTTAATTGCCTGAAAAGTTTATGGTTTAATATGAGGTGAATTAGTCAGGCAACTAAAACACAACACTAAATATAAACCATAAAAATAAAACTACTTTCGTTTCTTTTTTCGAGCCTTTGCCCTACGCTCCGCACGTGTTTCTGGTGGGGTATACCATGGTTCAACCATTGGCGGTGCTGCTATGGTTATTGGTTCTCTAATCGTAATCCCACGCTCTTTTATGTCGTCCATATCAGTTACTATCTCAACGTTTGTTTCTCCCATTTCTGCAAGTAATCTAGCGGCTTCTAATCCCGCCCCCGCTCCTGCACCGCAAATGAGTATCTTTTTATTAGCTTTCTGTTCTGTCATGCCGTTTTATTTTTACAGGTTCATATTATTTTCGTTGTGTTTAATTGCCAATAAGCATTTTACGTGCTTCAATCATTCCTCTATAATAATGGTCTTGTGCATCTGCCATAAGTTTTGAACTTTCAACAGGTTTATCTCTTATTGCAAATTGTTGTGCGTATTCTTTTGCTTTCTTCCATAGTATTCCGTCAGGCAACATAGCCATAACATCACCTAAAGGTGAATTGCCTGTTTGTGGGTTTCCGATAAGTTCGTGTGTTTTACTCATGTCATTGTAATTTAAAAGTGTAGTGGGTTTTATGGCAACTCACTTTAGCCAAAACGTTATAAACAAATAAAATTATTCACATTCTACTATGCTTATAATTTCCTATTCACCATATTTTGCTATAAATGAACTAAGTGCTACTGTTAAATTCATTGCATCAACATACTCCTGTTTTCTTACACTTTTGTGCCACCAATAAAGTACTTTGTAAGTTTTCATAATTTTATAAGATTTATAACAATATGTAAATGCCATTTTATCGTGCATCTATCAACATTGTTGGTTAATAATTTACTTCATCCGCCAATTAAGGCAGCTAGTTATATTTATCAACTGCATGTATAGCTTGCATTGTTTCAAGCACTCGTTCATTGTTGTGCCATACCTCATAGCTGCCACGCAAGTTGCATCTAAGTTCCTTGCGGCTACCTTTACCATACGAACTTGCATATGTTCTATAATCTTCTAGCATGTATTGCCTTAATCCTTCTATCTCTACTATGTGTTTAGCCATCTTGTTTTTAAAATTAACTGGCGGTGACAATGTATAAAAAACATAGCTCCGTCAGTGGTTAATATTAAGTTTTCTATTTCAATTTTACTTTTGTAAGTTATTGTAGTTCAGTGTTTCAAAACGCTACGTTTCTTATACTCAACGCTAACCGCCATTAAACTGACATGAGTAACCATTGCCACAAATCATTTGATTTTCATAAACAAAATACCAACTTAAGTCCCAATCTTGGCGTGCATCAACTTGAATAACTTCCTGACTGCCATCTTCATATGTAACTTCAACTTCTGGGTCAATATCACATAAGTTTCGTTTTCGGGTTAAAAAATCGTCCATCGCTTCTTTTATCGTTTTTTTCTTGGAATAAAATTCCTGTGCATATTCCTGGTTTGTTTTTTTGCGATATAAGAATTGGAAATTAACGGCAGGTAGCAATGTATTAATTGCATTGCCTACTTGCTTTTTTGAAATTGATTCTGTATTCATAATGTCCGTTTTTAAAGTTAATTTATCTGTTAATTTTGTCGGAAACGACAACTAATACCAGCCGTTATAGGGCATTTCCAGACCGCAACCTTTGGACATCTGACAACTGTTTTCTAATTTTAACAAGTCTTTTATGTGCCATATTATAATATTTGGCTTTTTCTTTACTTGGTTCAAATTCTATGTTTTTTATATTTGATAGGTATAATAAATGCTTTTCGCAAGACTTTAATAAATTAATCGCCCCTTGCATTCCAGATAAATATTTATCTCCTATTTCGTTACTATCACAAATTATACACATTTTAGTAAGAATAAACGCCATATAATAAAGGCTATAAATAAGCATGGCGCATGTGCTTAATCAAGCCTGTGAGCTTCGTTTTATCATTTGTGTAGGCTGAAAGGGTATCGCTCGTTATCCCTGCCTATTCATAGCCTAGATCGTTAGCAATAATTTTCTAATAAGGGTCACATTCTATACAGGCGTAAATGATTCTATGGGTAGTTTCTTCTTCGCATAAAGGGCAGTGTTTAGAAAACATATTATTAATACCATGCAAGTGTGATTTTTTAACTTCCTTTAGTATAAGGTCTATGCTTTCTGTTAATTCCCGTGGATTTGTTTGCGTTATTTTTTCGTCACCAAGTCTCCATCTTTGGTGATTATCTAAAACTTTAATTGCTTTTTTAATATCCATTATTCTTTATTTAATACGTTAAAAAAATCCAATTACAAAAACGTTACTTAAATTCTTATGCAAAACCATTATTTTTTTAGATTCTATTTTCTCCTTGATTCTCCTTTTAATGCTATTACATTAAACATTTCAATCATCCTGTTTGAAATTGTTTCGTTATAAGTTTCTCCAAGTGTTTTAATAGTGTAATTTCCTGTTATAAATGTTAATGCGAATTTATCGTATCTTTTGCTCAATAAATCATTCATAGGGCAAATCTCCGTCCCGTAATAGTTTACCTTTAAAGGCTCTTTTCCAATATCGTCAATGTATATCGGAGCTTTCAAGTAATCTATACATTTAAGGTCTTCGTACTTTACAAATCTAGGTATTCTTTTTATTATCAAATCTGCCGCCTCTCTTGATGTGTATTGAGTTATTATAGTTTTTCCGAACGAGTTCCATGTATTGCAAAATGATTTCATTAAAAGTGTTTTGCCTGTGCCTAGTGTACCTCCTAAGAATATGCCCTTATTCAAATCTCCGTTAAATTTCTCGCTCCCGATGAAATAATAGAATAGTTGATTTATAACATTTTTGTTTGATTCATCAACAATAAATTTAAGGTTATTATTTCTTTTAGATAGAAGAATGTTCGCATTTAAAGTAAATAATTCTTTGAAATCGCTAGACGAACAATCAAAAAAATGTCTATTTATTTTACGAGCTTCTTTAAGCTCTAATTTAGCATTTTCAATAATTTTCTTAATTCCATTCATCTTGATCTCTATTTATTGTTGATTTTTGTTTATTTCTTTCCCACGTTCTTATACAAGCTTTCCAATCTGTCATTCTGTTTTTTCCGATCATCCAATCTTTTGAAGAATAAAAGTCATAGAATTTTTCAGCATCTATTGAATTATTTCTATCCAGACAATAAGATTTAATTTCATCAATTGTCGGTGTAAATTTTTTTCTACCCACATATATATTCTTTTTCTTTAATTCTTTTCCTTCTTTACATTCTTTAGTTGGTGTCGTTTGCGTTTCACTTGCGTTTCGTTTGCGTTTCACTTGTGTTTCATCTGTGTTTCGCTCATCTTGGTAAGTATCATAGTTACAGACAGTTATCCGTGTCGTTTTTTGTTCGGATTTCAGCGCAATCATTGAATCGTTTTCGAGCAACTTAAAGAAACGCCTAACCTTTGATTTATTCCAGTTTTTACCAAATTTTTCAGCCCATGAATCTAAAGATAAAAGAGATTCACCACGGTTGCATTCAAAAATAGTATTCTTGATATTAACCCTTTTTGGTTCAAAGTTTACAGAAAAAAGAATTATTATCCATGCCTTTAATTTTTCTTCATCTGAAAATATCCAATGATTTTGAATAGTTCTATGTATCTTTATCCATCCAGACATTTACCAACTTTTTAATTCTTTAACTTTCATATTCATATGAATTTATATTTAAAGGTGTGTTTATACAATTGTTTATGGGCAATACAGAATTAACCATATTGCCCACAAATAGCTACTGTTTAGTAATTATCAAACTTCCAGTAACTTTTAACCTCAAGATAATCGCCCCAATAGAATATCTGGTCAGAATCACATTTTGGACAATGGCTGTCGTAATCATCATGACCGCATTTAGGGCAATTTTCATTATCTGATGTTGGTTCGTATCTGCAACCACAGTTAGTACATGAATCCTTGCCTAAATCGCATCCATCGTAACTACAATCAATACATTTTCTACGACACAATTCTTCGTTTGTGATTATTTTACTCATATCTTCTACATTTTCAAAATAAAAGATCAATTAAATGACTGCAAGAAAGACTACCTAATACAAACCCTGCCATAAGAGCAGCGCATATCCAAACGTTGCTACTGAATCCAAATCTTGAATTAACATCTTTAACTCTTAAATCAATTTCTAAGCTGCACATAGCCTCTACACATTGACTTAATAATTCTTTTTGGTGTTCGGCTAATTTCACTATTTTATTTTTGGTCTTTATAATTTGCTCAACTTGGTCTTTTAGTTTATCTGTATTCATGATATTTTAATTTGTTGTTTAATTGAAAGGTGTGTTTATACCATCGTTAGGCTTCATGCAGCCCGCGCACGATATTTAGTCTATCATTTACATTTTCTAATTGTCTTTTAAGCTTATCAATGTTAAACTGTTTTTCATCAATTAAAGCTTGTTTGGCTTCTTCAAATGTGTCATGCCATGAAAAATAACTTGTTTTTTTAAGCGCTCGGTCTTGCAACCCATGCTCATTTATAAAAACTACCTGCTTAGGTGTTTCTTTTATAACTTCTAGTTTTTCGATTCTTTCCCACATTGCTCTGTATTTGTACATGTTTTTATAAATTTAAGCACGAAAGCCTAACAATATGTATAATTAATGGCGTTTACGCGCGGTTATTAACTGTATTTTCTTTTATTTATTTATGTGTTTATTTAGTAAGTCAGTGGTCTAAATCGCCACTAATCATACATTTAACGTTATAAACAAGGCGTAATAACAGCGTATCTATTTCGAGTTGCTCAGTTTTATCAATTCCGTTTTGCTTTGCTCGATTTTCAATAAATCGTAAGCAGTCATAGCACACGGATATTTCATCTACTGTTACTGCTATTTTATTTTTGTTGTTACAAACGCCACATAAGAACATTGTAACTGCATCGCTTTTTTGATTGTTGTGTAATGTATTCATATCAGTAATTTTAAAATATTTATAACAACAAATCTATAAATTAAATCTAACGATGCAAATTTAAACCATGTGTTGTGCAACATGTTTTGTACCTTTGTTATATGGCACAGACACGAAGACAACTGGCAGATAAATTAAGAGCTTTCAATTTTGAAGCAGAAGCCGATAAAATAATAATGAAAAATGCTGATTTTGCTATAAGGCTTAATCAAAATCAATTACTTGACGGTGAAATGCCTAATGATAAACCGATAGAGCCTAGTTATCTAGGAAATAGTTATGCAGCATTCAAAAACAAAAAGAACCCTCGCCCAACACTTGGTACTCCTGATCTAAATTTAACAGGAGGAAACTACAATGGAATAAGACTTGTAAAGAAAAGTGTATTAACATATTCTTTAGAAAATATTAACAGTAAAGCACCATCATTGATTAAAAAATACGGTAATTACATGGGTTTGCAAAAAATAAACCTAAAATCACTAACATATAGAAATGATACTGATTTATTTAATGAGTGGAGACGTAAAACGGGGCTATAAAGATTGTTTTGAAACATACTTTATTTTATAGCCACTATGTATTTTCTCAACCACCTTAACAAGCTCATTGTCTGTTTCTCTTTTCTGTTCAAGTTCTCGAGCTAATTCGAGACCGTTAAAATCTTTTTTACGTTTATCGAATTGTTCCTCATTGGCTCTCGCCCTGTTTGCTTCTTTACATCCCATTTTGTTTAATATTTTAATTAACTTATTTTATAATTAATTTATTTTATCAAGTTCTTTTAAAAAAGAACATGTTGCATTTATTAATCTTTCATTAAGTTTTTTAACTTCTTCCAGTTCTTCTTTTAGTTCAAAAACTCTAGTCTCTAATCTGTCGATCAACTTCGCATTAATAGCCTGTGATGGCGTTTTATGCAATTCTTTTTTACTTTCTTCTTTTTTTTTCTGATTATCGAAAGCCTCATTTTCCATAAAAAGTACTGTTCTAATTAATGTTTTTAGTAAGCTGTTTTTATTCTTCATGGTTTAAGATTTTAAATTAATTAAAGGTGTGTTTATACAATCGTTACCGCCAATTAAGACAGCTTCGATTCTGCATAATCTTCTACTATTACAAGCGGATGAAAAACAATTGTATCATCTTTTATCTTTATCCAATCACCTGCGAATGGCTTATAATTTGAATTTATAAAATTTGTATATTCAACAAATTCAAACACTATATCCTCCGCTATTTGTTCTAGGTCAACATCGGCTATCACACCTTTGTTATCTAAAATTTTAACAATTCTGTTTCTAATTTCCATTGAGTCTCTCATTTGACTTTTTAATTAACTGGCGGTAACACACAATAAAAAATATATGGGTGTTAGTGCCAAATTGTGCAGTTGTACCTTTAATTTAATTCAGTGTATGTGGATAGGTTACTGCTTTTAAATCCCCATACATTTCTTATTGTCATCGTTATATGCAATTAGCCAACACGCTATTCATCAAGTGGCTTTTCTTCTGCATCTCCAATTATCCATTCAAGAGCATATTTAACGCCTTGTTCGTAGGTCATGCCATTCATGCAATTTTCATCACTGTTTATTCTCTCTGTTGCCAAATCAATTTGCTCTTCTACTTCTTCTCTTTTTACTTTATACATTTTTCTAAGTTTTGCCACCGCACTATAAAAGCATATAACAAAGTATATAATTTATAGGCAGTTATGTCAATAATTCAATCTTTTATTCTCGTTTTAAAGTATGTATGTTCTCGTTCGATAGCTTAGTGTATCAGTTGTGCTACATTTAATACCAAAACCTATTAATTTCATCAACAAATCTATAAATTAAATCTTACTATGCAAATTTTAACCATGTGTTGTACAGCATGTTTTGTATCTTTGCTATATGGCAGGAAAGAATGTGATACATTTAGCTCTATTAAAAGAGCTTAAGGCTTATTTGATAGGATTAGGGCATGATGTTAAGGAAGAAGTAATCTTTAATAAGATAATGCAAACTAAAAGGCAGTACAGAGCTGATTACTGTATCTTAAAGGAAAAAATAATTATTGAGATCAATGGGGGGCAGTTTTCTTATGGCAGACACACCAGAGCAGGTAAAGTTAAGGGAATGGTTCAAACTCAATATGAGAATGATTTAAACAAGCTTAATTTAGCTCAAATGAATGGATGGAAGATATATCAATTTACTTATCAGCAACTAATGCGAAAGGAATATAAAGACTATCTATAATATATGAAGTTCGTTTATCTTCTTTTAGTTTCAGGTCTTTTCGCAACTCTCTTAGCTCATATAAAATATTTGAAACGTTTTCATCAAACCTTTTTTCTAAACCATTAACGCGTTCATCAACTATTTTTAACGCTTCTTCACTTGCCTTTTTCCCTATTTCTGTTTTATTGGCTTCAACTTCTATTTTATCTGCCTTCTTGTCAATCACTACGAATAAACGTCCCACACCAATAGAAATACAAGATAAAACAACGCCAAGTAATATTTTAAAAATCATAGATGCTGATTCCTTTTCTGTTTTACAAGACATTTTTTCTTTATTGCAACCAATATTAGTCTCTGCCATCTTTTCCAAATACAAGAAATAGTGAAAACAATAAAATAAATAGCACAATAGAAAATAATAATCCAATATAATGGCTACCAATACAGACTTCATACTCAGTATAATTCTGTGATATTAATCCTGAATAAGCAAAATAAACAAAGAAGCCTGAGAAAAAAGATGAAAGTATAATAATAGAAATTTTATTTACAATATATTTCTCGTTTTTTAATGCCAAATAAGAAAGGAAAGAAATAATAGTAACAATAGGAATATAAAAGAAAATATCCCAGAAAATACTTTTGTATATGCCTACATTAAAGTATATAATAAGCAATGACAAACAGCCATATATAAACAAAGAAGTCCTGTATTTTATTAAATTTTCCATGTATTCCTATTGTTAAGTTATTCAAAACTATTCATCTTCTGTTTCAGTAGTTTCTGGCTCTGGTGACGTTGGAGGCGGCGATGGCGGTTTTACTGGCATAATAATTGAATTTAAGTGATTAATAATAATTCAAAATTAACAAAAATAAAACGAACTATAAAAAAATATTATAACTTAATTCTATTTATTCAACAAAATCTGCTTTTCAAGTTCGGTTATTCTTTCTTTTAGTGCGGTTATAACCTTACACACTGCGTAGTCGTTAATCCATTTTGGATCAGGCAAGAATGTTAGTACAGTTGCTTTACCTCTGTTTAGATTGTAAAGAATGCCCTCTATTGGTTCTTTTATAATATCTTTTAGTGAAGTAGCATATAATCCTGTACCGTCAGCAACGACAATGTTTCCTTTTGCTTCTTCTTCTAAAATCATTTTCTTAATATTATCCATTTCTTTGTTTTTTTAGTCTTAATGATTATTTTAAAAGGTGCGTTTACACAATCGTTAGCTGCAAGCACTACACCCATTCATTTAATCAAGTGTAGTGCTATTCGACCATATTTTTAAAAGCCCCACCGCACGTTGGTTTTTTCAAAACCATTAGGAATGAGCTTTAAAGTTATATATAGGCTTGATTATTTCTAAAACATCTGCCGTTTCTGAAATAGCTTCTAAAATTTCATTCATCGGTTTGTATGCGTTTGGAGCTTCATCCAATGTTTCAGTTAAAACAGAAGTGGAATAAACATCTTTCATTTGCTCTTTAAATTCGTCAAAATCAAGTTTTCTATGTGCTTCCTTTCTCCCCATCAATCTACCTGCGCCATGCGGTGCTGAGTAATTCCAATCGGCATTACCTTTTCCTTTGGCAATAATTGAACCGTCACGCATATTAATTGGAATCAATAAAGTTTCTCCAATTTCAGCAGAAACAGCACCTTTACGCAAAATCATTCTATTAAAGTCGATATAGTTGTGTATTGTTTCAAATGAGTGCATTGCGCTTAATCCAGCTTCTTTTAAAATAATCGTTGCCATTGTTTTACGGTTTAATACAGCGTATTCCTGCATTAACTTCATGTCGTGCATATAATTATCAAAATCAGTTCCAGTTAAGTAGGCTAAATCTTTATTTATAATTGGTTTTTTAAGTTTTTTCAACTCTTTCCCTATTTCATTTTGCCTGCCTTCTTTTTTCAGGTTTTCAATAAGTAATTCACGTTCATTTGAATTGTCAGTTAAATTATCAATGGCAATGTTTTGGTAATATTTCGCAACCTGTCCACCAATATTTCGAGAACCTGAATGTATTACTAAATACAAATTTCCATTACCATTTTTACCAACTTCGATAAAATGATTTCCACCACCTAACGACCCAATTGATAATTTAGCTCGGTCAATATTTAAGTTTTTAGCAATCAGTTTACCAAACTCAAATTCTGCTTTTTGCTCGGAATGTATATTAAACCCATTTGGAATAAATTCGTTAATTACAGCATCAAGTTTTTGCAAATCTATTTCGTTGTCGGCTAACATTACTGTAAGCATTCCACAACCAATATCAACACCAACTAAATTAGGTGTAATTTTGTCTTTAATCTCCATTGTAGTTCCAATTGTGCATCCTGCTCCTGCATGGCAATCAGGCATAATTCTGATTTTAGAATCTTGGTAAGGTTCAAACTCTCCAAGTTCTTTAATTTGCTCAAATGCAACATCTTCTAATGTAGTTGCATAAATCTTAATGTCGTTTCCGTTGTTTCTTTTTATAGTTTTCATAATTCAAATTTAAAAAATTCCCTCGCTTCGCTTTTAAAAATATTACTGTTGTGCATTTAATCAACATTTGTGCTTATGATCCGTGCCAGTCAGCTAACACGTAATATATTGCATGGCGAAAAGCCACGCCAACATATTACCACCGTTAGCTGCAATAAAAAATAGGCAGCGTCCATCGTTTCGCATCTGGGTATCTCTTTTTATACATTGCTTTTACTTTCGTCTTTATTAGTGCTTGTATTATAGTGTCGTTCATCCACTTATATTTGTCGTCAAATCTAGTTTCGCAAATTATATCGGCTTCTTCTTTCAATAGAAATTCGTGTCCATGTTCAAATTCATAGAACCAGCGTTTCAATTGCCTATTTTTAAAAGCAGCTAACAATGTGTAAATTGCATTGCTAGGTTTGTGGGTATTCGTATTTTCTTTCATTTTATAAAGTATTTAAGTTATTGAATATTAGTGCTTTCTATACGCAACGCCAACTTACACTCAGCGTTTCAGTGCTTGTATTTGGAATATTATTCGGTTAATAAATATTTCAAGTTGTAAGTAAAACTTACATGTTCAATCGGCTACTTTCGTTCATTTAATCAACTTTTTAGAAATTCGTTTAACTCGCTTTTCTATGCCCTCTTTTTACTTCAATTTTTAAAACTTCTATATTTCCAATATTAAACGGAAATTGTTTTTTACTATAAGTGCTGTAACTTACATCTAAATCTTCACACAAAGTTTTTAGATTCCCGTATAAAATAGGAATTTCCGAATTATATACAATTATAGTGTCTTTCTCTGCCATAGCGTTTAATACTTGTTGTTTACAATGGTCATGCCACCGCACCCAATCAGGTGCGTGGCGTTTGATTATTTCTTCGTTAAAAGTCTGTTTTGTAGTCATTGTTTTTTGCCCATTTGTCAAATGCTCTTTTACCTACTATTTCAATATTCTCTTTTGCTTCATTATCAAAAACATTATAATATTTTCCACAAATAGAAGTAAGTAAATAACGTGTTTCTTTTTTTTCTCTATCAATAGATGTTTCAATTACGCATCCCTGAAGTGTTCTTGTTGTTTCTGTTAATTGAGTTTTCATATCGTTTGGTTTTAATTACAATGTAAATATACGTTATATATTTGCATCAACCAAATAAAAAAGCAATTATTTTCAATATATTTTCATTTTTTTATAATTTTGCCAAGCTTTTTGGTTTTTTCAAAACAATTAAGGATTAATATCGTAAAATGCTTTGGCGAATCCTGATGAACACATACTCCTAATATCAGAATCACGTTTAATATGTTCTTTCGCCCATTGCATTTCAGGTATTAAATCAATAGCACTTTTATGTAAAAATGCTAATGCTGGTTTTGTTCTGCCGGGTCTTATATAAAGTTCATCAATCTTTGGTACATCTTCCCAATTATCATACAACTGAATTGGTATATTAAAACTTCCCCATAATGCTGTTTTTTTAGTCCAAGGGCTTCCGTATCTCCAAGGCTGGTATGTTATTATAGGTTTTCCTAAAAAGTCTCTTAATCTACCATTTGCAGGATTTTCTATCGCCCACCATTTCGGATTTGCTTTTTCTATTATCCTTATGCAATGGTTAACCATTTCCATTCCTTTTTTATAGTCGTTTTGCTTATGGAATCCATTAGCGGTTGAAAATTCAGTACATACAGGATTTGCAATTATTCCATGTACATTTTCAGGCGGCTCATAGTTTTCAACTCCTATCTTTTCACCAATTAAAATAACTTCATAATTGTCATCTAATTGGTAGAATCTACTATCGCTCCCAATGTCGGCACATAAATGTAATATTATCTTTTTTTTCATCCCTGTTTTTTTATTTTATAAAAACACGCCAAATATAATTGCTCCGACATAAGCACCTGCTGTAAAATATCCAATGTATTTAATTGCCTTTAACCATTTATTTACAGCACGTTCTTTAGCAATGTATGAATCGCATAATTTCACTATCTTATGCGCAAATTTGTTCCTATCAGTGGCTTTTAAGCAACTCTTGCCTTGTGCGTTTATATAAATTTTACTGGCAAATTTTTCTAATATATCTCTTAAATCTTGTTCCATTTTGTTATGTGTTTTAAATTTGTAAAATCAAACCGTACCACATTGATAAAAACGCTTGAAACTTTTATTTTTTAATTCATAAATCCTGCCATTTTTGTCATGGATTATTTTCACAAAATTATCTTGCAGGCTTTTGAAAATATTAATCTCATCGTCAGTAAGAGTTCTTTCAATGGTTTTGTATCTATTATCCTCTGAATCTTTAAATGTTAATCCGAAATTTAAAAGACTATCCTCGTACTCTTTTGATGTGATTATAAAATAATCAAGTGCGTTTAATCCAGAACCAATGCTCTTGAATACAGTTCTTGAAACACCAATGGAATAGCATACATCTATATGTTTTAACATATCAAAAACATTGCCATTTATTTCTAATATAAACCCATATTTATTTTCAAATTCCTTTCTGTCATAACTAACATTAAAAGGTATTGATTTATTTGCTTTAAATTTGATCACTGCTTTCCCTGTGTATCCGTGCATTTTGCTACAATCAACACTGTGTATTAGTTTTTCAAACTTTTTTTTATTTGTTACATTTATGATAGTATCCATTATAGTGTTTTTGTTTATTGTTTAATTGAAAGTTGTATATTTTTTTTAAAAGTTGTATATTTTTTCTTTAAATTTAACCTCAAAGTCAGTGGATTTAATCCAAAACATTAAATCATTCTCAATATCCCACCAGAAGTCAACTCTATTTCTAACGCATAAAGTTCTTTCTTCATTGTTTTTAATGTACCAATCAAAGTTATTTCCATTCTTTGTATTCATTTTACCACTTGCAATTTCTTGTAAGTATTTTTTCACATCTAGTTTTTGAGAATCTTTACAAAAAACAGTTACTATCTGGTCTTTAATTTTTACATCTAAATAAATGTATTCATTTAGATTTTTTCTAATATTAGATAACGAAGTAGGCATTGCACCCCATTCATATTCAGAAGCACCCATATAGGCTAGATTGATTATAGAATCAATTCCTCTTTTATTACTACGATCTTCTATCTTAGCTCTTGCTATTAAATAAGTTTTCATGATTTTAGTTTTAATGTTTAAAATTTAATTTTAATTGAAAGGTGTTTTTATATCAACGTTAGGTATAATTCAAAACCCTCGTAACTTGATAAATTCATTCCATGTTGCTTCTCCTGCGTTTCTTTGCCAAAAAAACAAACTTCTCGATATATCTTCAATATATTCAAATCCATTTGGATTTTTTTGATTATCCCATCCCATATAAATAGGCTTGTGGTAAAGTATATTCCTAAGCCTTGTGCTACATTTGTTAATAAATTCCCATTCATTAATGGGTGTTTTAACAGTAGAAATACACCTAACATTTTGTAAATTTAATTGCTGGTGATATTGGTCTATCAACTCTAGCGCATTTAAGTAATCTTCTCTTTTAATCATAATTTTGTTTTTTATATTTCGCAACTAAACATACAATCAATTCTATATGGGATTTAAAGAAGCATTGTAAACATCCTTGCCTCCATCGCTCAATTCTAAATTAAGTTTTGCCCCTGTTATATATTCAAAGTCTCTTTTTGTCTTTTCTGGATTCATTGTAGCTACTGAACATTTTAACCCTTTTTCAATATTCGTTTTTAGCTGTATCATTTGAGCAGAAGCCTTTCCTATCAGTCTGTTTCCAAATTCGTATTTCATAACATTAAGTATTTTTTTCATCTTTAATCTGTATTTATAAATTTGTGATTGTAATTAGTTTCGGTGCTGTTAGTAGGGCAAAACTACCAATGCACGGCATCTAGGTTAAAATTTACCGTAATAATTTTCCCTTTCATATGTTTATCGCCGTTGTTACATCTAACCCTAAAGTAGTTGTCTGTTTTCTCTATTATTTCACCAAAGTATTTACCATCATTATAGAATTTATTGCCATGTATTCCTATTGTCTTAATTGGCTGCAATTTATTACTACATCAGCGCCACTCTGGTGATTTTGGCATATTATTGCTACATCGTAGCTCTCCATTATCTTCATCAACTTTATATCCTAATGAATCAGCAATGTATTTAAGTTCATTCATTGCTTTTGTTGCAGCTTTAAATTGTATAACTGTATTTTTAGAAGCAATTTTCAATTTTTCAATAGCTTCATTTTCTTTTGTAAATCTTTCGTGGTTTTCTTTAATTTTATCTAAACTCATAATTTAAGTATTAAAACGCCATATAATAAAGGCTAATAAAACATAGCCAAATAAGGCAGTAAATAAATTGAAGCGTTCTAAATGGCTACGCTTCATAACCAAACGTAGTTACAATATTTTAAACCACCAATGCAAAATCACATTCATCTTTTGTTATCTCGATAATATCTTTAGCATCGCAATGGCAACATATTTCAATTCTGTAATAAGTCCAATCGTGTTCCCGTAAATTAACCCAACCACCTTTTGCTGTGTAGTCTCGTTCTCGTTTACTAATAAAATAACAATCTATTTTGTAATCATGCTCATCATCTTCGCAAGCAATTTTGGAAGTAGAGTAAGTAATCTCAATTGTTCGAGATACATTAAACTCTTTTTCGCAATCCACACACTCAACAGTTCCGTCTTCTTGGTCAAACTCATAGCTTTCGTTATCTTCCAACCCACAATATGGGCATTTAATGTGTTTCATCTTTTATCAATTTTAGTGTTAAATTAGTTTCTGTACAAATATCACTGCTTTAAAAAAAACAAACAATGACTTTTGTCATGTTTTGAATTATTCTTTTAATTGCCTGTCACCAACCTGTCACCAACCTGTTTTCGAGAAGCATCAAATAACCATCACATAAGAAAAGGCTCAATATCAATGATATGAGCCTTGTATTTTTTCTTTAATAATATAACAATCACATAAGATTAGTCTGTACTAACACTCCATCCTTTGGCTATCAAACTGTTTTTTGCCGTTATTCCTGCTCCTGATGGGGGGGCGGATGGTGTTTGAGAATTAGAAGAAAAAAGATTAGGAAGAGCTGCTGTGCTGTTATCTGCCAGTATCAATAACTGATTGATAGCTGAAACAGGTAATTTATTGTTAATAACATTCAAGAATGTCATATTATTTATAGACGCAGGAGGTATAATAGAAGTTAACTGATTATGTCCTACGAGAAGCCCTTCAAGTAGAGTATTATTAGATATATTCAAAGAAGTTAACGAGTTACCTATAAGGGTCAGTGTAACTAGGTTTGGATTCTGAGAAACATCGACATGAGTTAAAGACTGTTCTTGGATTGTTAATTCAAGTAAACTAAACTCTGATTCTATTACTATATTATGTACTGCCTGTACAGAGTAGTTGTGAGTAACTACAAAAAGCCCCGA